CTTCCCCGCTATCTGACCGAAGACATCGAGAGCGACGAGTGGGAACACTACGGTTCCCGAGTCACCTACGAAATCCCCGGAACGATGGCGTGGGATGTGGACGACGAAGACCTTCCCCGAAGGGGAGGCGAAGGAGGAACCATTAACAGCGACGAAGAGGTGACGTTGGACTTCACAGAGAAACTGAAGGCCAGCATCATCAACGTCGAAGCGTGGCTTCACGACCATTGGCTCGAAACCATCGAACTGAGCGAAGAGTTCCAGATGGGTGACGGCAAGTGGTTCCTCGCCGACCTTCGGAAAGCGAAGGTCGCCATCGACTTCGACAAAACTGAGTTGGTGAAGGCGGCGAGACAGCGAGCGATGGAAGACTCAACTCACTTCCTCTACGTCTTAGGCAATTGGACGTACCTCGCCGAGAAGAACGACCACGTAAAGGACAGGACGGGTCACAAACTTCACCGCATCTTCGAGAGAGCGAAGCAGAACAGCCCAAACCCACCGGGCGATGCAACCTGCGACGAACACGGCGGGGGTCGCTATGATAACTGAGGGAGACTTCGCTTACGTGAAGTTGGGGTTCCGGGGCGTTTTCGAGGCCGAAGTCGTCTCGTCGGGAGAGATGTACGAACTCCGGCTCCTTCACAACAACGAAGAGGTCGAAGCCCCAGCGACAGAAGTCTGGACGACGCACGACTCGATGGGGGTCGTGTCTTGACACCAAAGACTTAACCCTGACACCTTCGAATCTTTGGGCGAAAGGGGGAACGACCCCCTCGGTTGAGAGATAGCCGCCTCGACCCTGACGATGCCCACGGCTTAAGGGACACAACCTTCCGAACTATGCAAGACCAAATCGAAGAGTTAGCGAACGACGGAATCGTAGCGATTGACGACGGCGAAGTGGACGAAGCGAGAGAACTGTTCAACGAAATCCTCGGGACTGTCTACGGCGATAAGGTCGCCGGGAGAAGGTCGAGCGGCACTACATCGTGGAACTCGTCGGAGAGTCCCACGAGACGAACCGCGAAGACCTCACCAACGAGGATGTCATCACCGTTCCGGTGGTTGATGGCCCCTTCGATACCTTCGAAGAGGCTGTCGAAGAGGCAGACGAAGACGCCTCGCAACTGTATTCTGGCGGAGACTACGCGGCAATCAGCGTTCTGGAGGAAGCCAATGAGTGAAACCACCGAAGACGGCGGCGAGATAGTCGAAGAGCGAGAACCCCACGACGGCTTTAACGTCGAAGATACAGTCATCCCCCAAGAGTGGGTTGACTTCGGCTTCGATGCTCACGGTGAGTACATCCACCTGATTCCCGACCCCGAAGCCCACGAACTCCGATGTTATCGGAGCATCAGCGAGACGGGACAGGACAACAAGCGGCTGAAGACGACCATCAGCCGAGTGAACTTCACCTATCACTTCGAGGATAGGGTGGACGAAGACCCCGAACTGAATCACTTCTACCTCACCGACCAAGAGGCAGAGACGTTCCTTTCCTTCCTCGACCTGATGGGCCGAGGTCGGGAGTCTTCCGTCGGCTTCAGTTGGTGGGAAGAGTCGGGGATGCCGATGATGGAAGAGAGCGAGACGGGCATCGAAGACATCCACCTTCGATTCACGAAGCCGAACGGTGTGGAACGACGAGTCACCATCACTTCGGCTTGGCAAGACCCGGTTCACAAGATGGCTGACATCGAGGGGGAAGGCTACTGATGAGTGACTTCATCGACCTCGAAGAGAGCGACACCGTACAGAAGGCAAGAGTAGCGAAGCGATACATCAGCGGCCTCGGTGGAACCGAGACGGCTGTTCTGGAGGTTCCTCGGCACGGTGACGAAGGCCGAGTCATCCGAGAGATGGCTCAGATGGGCTGGACGTATCACTTCACCCGAGATGCGGTGGACAAGATGTGGTTCCGCAAAGCCGACGAGTGGGATATGGAGCCGGGGGCGGGCAACCAATGACTGATTACGACTTCATCGACCCCGACCGACCGGAACGAAAGCGAGAGGTACAGCGACGAGTCGAAGCACAGGAGAACAGTACGGGGAACAACAGTAGTACAACAGAGGTTAACAGCGATAAGGTCGCCGAAGAGAACAGCGGTATAGTAACCAAACTGAAGACGGCAATCGGAGGGTTCCTGAAATGAGTCAAGCAACAGCACACACCGTTACGGTTGGACAGATAGTAGCAGACAACGGCGAAGCGTTCCCCGATGATGTCTACACCGAGACTTCACGAGCCACCGGCAATCAGCAATGGGTCGCTGATGCTTGGGCCGAAGGCAAACTCCCCACTCACTCGGTGTCGGGAGATGCGGTGAAACTCTACACTTCGACTCGGAACTTCGAAGGGTATCAGTACACCGATGGTCGGGGGAAACTGAAGCACTACGCTCACATCCAAGCCATCCGAACCCGTTCTGGCCTCGTCGTGGCCGACAACGAGTGTTACGGCAAGGGTTGGGCGCATTGTAACACTCCCCGAGACAAAGCCGGGTCGCTTCCTCTCACCAGCCTGAAGGACGAACTTCGAGGCGACCACGAAGACATCTACGACATCGTATCCATCAGCGACGACGAAGCGACCTTCGAGAGTGGTCGCGTCTTCGATACGGACAGTTGGGGATGGGTCGAAGACTCCCTCGAAGTGCAGGGGTCGCCGTCCCCTCTCGGACGATAAGACTTAACTCTCTTCGCTTCAAGTCTTTCAACAGGGCGAAACGGGGAACTGCCCCGTCGAGAAGGTGCTGGCCGCTCTTCTCCTGACGATGCCCACGGCCTCAACGGGACACAACCTTCCGAAAATGAGCGAGAACACCGACCTTACGACGACCGACGACCAGAGCGACAACAACATCGCGCAACTCAGCGAAGCCCCCATCATCGAGAACACGGGCGACATCGAGGTGCGGAATTTCGATGCGGTGGACGACGACCATCCCCTCGTGCAGTACGCCGGGCAATCGGCCCTTCAGACCGACGCCAACGGCGGTGGGAAGTTCATCTCCGAAGCCATCTACGACCACGACAAAGCGTGGGTTCGAGAGTGGCTTCAGAACGCCGAGACGGCCTGCATCCGAGCCGCGAAGTTGCTGATTCGGATGTCCGACGAATACCCTGACGGCTGGCTGACCCTCACGAAGTTCATCAACGACGAAACCGGCGAGACGGTCGAGAACCCACAGGATGTGGACGACAAGACGGTCGCCCTCGAAGTGCCTCGACCGATTGACGACGTGCTGGAGGCGGCCCGAAGCCTCGGTTACGACCCCACGATTGAGTGGGAGGTCTATCTGGACGAGCGGCAAATCATCACGACGGACAACGGCATCGGGATGACGGCCCGAGAGTTTTGGGAAGCCTTCGAGTCCCCCTTCAGTTCCGGCTCCGGTGTTGATGGTGAAACCGGAGGGCAGTTCGGAGTCGGTTCCGAGTCTGTTCGAATCGTCTACGGCGACGAAGGTGGGGCTGAAATCGAGAGCCACAGCCGACGGCCCGGCGACCACGAAGCCTTCCGGGGTTACACCTACTCCGGTGGAGCGACAGCCATCCCCGGCGAGGTCGAAGACGGCTTCAAGGGAACGCGCTTCCTGATTCCGGTTCAGGACAGTTTCAACCTCTCGAACCTTCAGTCGTGGGTCGAGGAGTACGTCGAGAAACTTCGCGTTCCGATGAAGTACGACGAGTACGACGCCGGGTCGAACCCGGTGGACGAAGAGTACGAAGCGACTCACTTCGTGGAAGACTACGGCGAGCCGCCGGTCGTCATCGAACGTCCCGGTGAGTTCAGCGTTGTCGCTGGCCCTGATGTCATCGACACAGGGTATCACGCCGACGACAACGACACCTTCCTCGTCTCGATGCCCATCGACCGGAACACTCGGGCTTCCATCAACACGTTCTGGAACGTCGTGATTCAGATTCACGACGAACAGGGCCTTATCGTGGCTGGCCCCCACCGTGGCGAGTACCGCGAAGATGTCGGTGAACTACACGAAGACGACGTTCCCCTGCCAGAGCCGACCGGCGACCGTGACCGGCTGACTCGGGACGCTGACTCGAAGCGGTTCTTCCACTACGTGCAGGATGTCGTGGAGAGCGAAGAGTTGGCTGAAGTCGCCGACATCGCCGAGCGGATGGAGAAGGCCCCCCATCCCGCCGATGCCATCCGAGGTGAAGAGTCCGACTGGACGCTCTTCAAGAAGATGGTGAACTACCACGGCAGTCGCCGTGTCGCCGAGAAGGAGCGGAAGTTCAGGAAGTTCGTCAACGACCGCGACGAGTTCCCTGACTACGACGACGAGACGGTGAAGCAGATGTTCGGACTCTTCAAAGAAGTCCAGCATTGTACCCGTGGAGCGGCCTACTCCACGAAGAAGTCGAACCGAACCGCGAAGCCGCTCGGTAACATCATCGCACAGGGCGGTTCGACGGAGGTCTATATGGCCGCTTCGACCGGTGGCAACTTCGTGGACTACTTCAAGGTCGCAGAGAACACCCACGATGACGTTGAGGTCATCGTCATCAGCGGTAGTCGGAAGTACGAGTCGTGGAGTAACCTCTTCGGCTTCAAGGTGCTGAACGAGGTTCCTCTGACCAACGAGACGGACGACGAACCCCACGACTACGACGTTCCCGACTCGATTCACGAAGACAACATCAACAAAGGGACGACGAACACCGGGAAGGCCGACGAGGTGCTGAACCGGGCGCTGAAACTGCGAACCGACGACGATAACTCGTCCATCGACCTTCGGCTGTCCATCGAGGATGCCCAAGAGCGGCTGGAGAACGGGCAGAAGTTCGGTGGTCACTCGAAGATGGTGCTGTTCACCAGCAGTCGGGACACCGAGAACATCAGCGACCACTACGACTTCTCGAAGTACGCGGCCATCGCTTCGGTCAGTAAGACCGAGTACGAAGCGTTGGCTGACTACGACGAGGTGATGACCTTCGAGGAGTACACCGAGTGGTCGAAGTCGGCACTCATCGCCACGGAAGATGGTGCGATGACGCCTTCGGAAATCATCGAAGACGACCGGATGGTCGTCCTCGCCTTCCGTCCCACCCACGACCACGATGTCGTGAAACTGCTCGGTGACGACTTCGAGCAACTTCGTACCTACTACGCCGAAGACGTTCGTGACCAAGTGAGTTGGACGAAGAAACTCGACAACTACGACGGCGGTTACAGCGGCGACGACGAGAGCGAGGTCGATGACGACGAGAAGGACGACACGCTCTTCGCCGTTGCTGACCCCATCGTCCTTCAGCGAGCAGAGTGGGCCTTCGACAACCTGTGGGCCGAAGAGGGCTACTTCGAACGTGACCTGTCCTGCCTGAAGTTGGCTCGGCAGAAGTACAAGTACGGTACTCCGGCTGATTGGAGAACCCTCGATAAGTCCACGAAACGTTACCGGCTGATGGCTGACACCCCGAAGTGGGACGACAGTAGTGATGTCTACGAACTGTTCCCTCGAAAGCGGGACAGTTGGAAGGGTCAGGTTCTCCTCGGGTTCCACGACCGGGGCATTGACCCTTCGGAGAAAGACAACGACACCCTCCGCGACCTTATCGGTGGCGGCAACTGATGGTGACGCTCCCCGACCCCGACACCTTCGGTGAGTCGGGGCCAAAGCCGAGCGAGAAAATCGACTCCGACGACTACCACTCCCTGTTCGAGTGGGAAAACGAGGAACACTAACGATGGAAGTTCTCGAAGAAAACGCGACCAATTGGTTGGTCTTGACCGAAGACGGTGGTACTGCTACGAAAACGAAGTCGTCCGACCTGAATCAACTGCTGTACGGTCACGGCCTGTGGGGTCTGCTGGACACCGGCAACGAAATCTGGATGCACGAAGGGGCTGACGACGAGCAGAAGGTCACTATCATCCCCGGTGAAGACGAGTGTTACACCATCCGGCCAGAGAACGCCCCCGACCTCACCATCGGAGCGCATCATAAAACCGACTTGGTAGATGCGATGGCTTCGATGTATGACAACTACGATGGTGAAAGTATCGCTCCCATCCTCGACCTGTACGACAGTATCCGAGAGGATATGATTCGGGACGAAGTGCTGGAACCCTTCGCCGAGGCTTTCAGCGATAAGGTCGAGGTGAGGGCAGACGGCTGGTTCCTGAACGGACACCTGCTTCTTACCTTCGAGGGTGAGTTCTACCACCCGAACACCGATAGCCGACGCCGTTCCGGGCAGTCGGTCATCGGGGCTGGGTCGTCCAGCACGGCCTACGGTGTCAGCATCAGCAACCCCGAAGAGGCGATGTCCCGAGACATCACGCTCAACGGTGAAGACTACCGGCTGACCGACAAGGAGGTGAAGTTCCTCGCTCGGGTGGTTTGGGCTATCGAGAACACCCCCGACCGGCGATAGGACGTAAGACTTAACCCTCGCCGGGTCGAGTCTTAGGGTAAGAGGCGGCGGTCGGTTCGACTCCGACCTACCCCCTTGCGCCGACCACGGCGCTTCGGCTAAATGGTGGGACACAACCTATGGTTGACCATACAGCAGACGACGGCAAGAACAGCGCGGAAACCGACGACAACCAGACTTCCATGAGCAACTACGACTTCATCGCCAGCGACGACGACGCACAGGCCGACACCACCAGCGACGACTTCAACACGGTCGGTTCGATGTGGAACCTCGGCGACCACAGCACGGCAAGTTCGGTAGACCGCTCGGGCCTTTCCGACAGCATCAACAGCACCATCGAGGCGCTGGACGATGACATCGACGGCGACATGAAGGAAGTCCTTCAGGACGCCAGCCGTCTCGTGCAGGAAACGCGGGTCAGCAACTTCGAGTGCCCCGTCGAAGCCTGTGGCCTCGGCCACTCCCACCCCGACCACAAGCACGACGTTCGGGACTCCTTCGACGTTCTCGGTTCCTTCACCGACCAGATGGAGTTCTGTCCCTACTGCCATTGTGGGGTCAACGAACTCTCGATGCTGATGGCCTTCTTCCCCTACATCAGCGAGCCGGTCTTCGAAGACCAGCACGAGTTCGAAGAGGTGCTGGAGGTCGAGCCGGAGGTCATCAACGGGATGTACCGGCTCTACATCGAAGACGACATGACGGTCAGTCAGGCCGCTGGCAAGGCCGCCGCCCGCCGTGGTGTCGCCGAGTCCGAACTCGTCCCCCTCGGAACCCGTGACGCCATCAAGGCGTTCTTCCGCCGCCGCCGGAGCATCGAGAAGGCGGCACAGGCCGCACCCATCGCTCAGGAGACGCGGCAGGCCATCGAGAGCAACCGCGTTGCCCTCGAAGAGGCGACTTCGCAGTAGGGACGTAAGACTCAACTCTCGGAAGGTTGGTCTTTGAGGCCACGGGCGAAACGGGGGTCAGCCCCGTTGGGGACGAAGTGGTCGCCGTCCCCCTGATGATGCCTATGACTCGTCTCACCGGGCCGTTGGGTGGCCCACTCTCAAATTAACAATGCAAGATAAAAACGTTGACACAAACGGTGACGAGGAAAACAGTCACGCCGACCGAGTTCGTTCGCAGATGGACACCACCGACCTCGGGGCGATTATGGGTCGGTTCTACGACGCAGTTTCGTGGAGGAACAACTGATGGCGGTGAGTCACCTCGATATGTTCTACGACACGCGGCAAGCAGTTCATATCGACAACTCCGACCCCGCCAACAACCCAAACACGGAACTTACGAGGGTTCCGACAGCGGCGGAAATCCGATATGCAGACTCTCCCGACCGGCTTATCGACGGCGACCAGTACGAGGCCCCCAACGGCAAGGGGTTCGAGACGGCCCGCTTCCTCATCGGACGGGCCATGCTCGACCCGGACGCTACCGTTGTGCCAACATGAAGACTCTCCCCATCGACCGGGGTAGAGACTTCAGGGAGTACGACTACCCACAGACACCGGGGTTGTACTGCCCGCTCCGCCACTTCATCCAGCGGTTCAAAGAACCCGAGAGGTTTCTGACCGACGAGGTAGTGGAGGAGTGCATCCGCAACGGTGACTTACGGGACAACGGCGACGGCTGTGCCTGCTTCCGTAAGGAGTGGGGCAAAGGAGTAGCCTACTACATCATCGTAGGCTTTCACAAGAAAGGATACCGAGTGGTCGTGACGGGCTGGCCTCACCTTCACGACCGACAGGCGGCGCTCGATTCGGGGCGATGGTCTTCTGACGAACTGGACACCATCGAGAACCTGAACGACGACTATCAAGACCGCTTCGAAGACGAGTATCCGGCGTATGACGAGTGGCTGAAATCGCAGTACGGAGCAGAAGCATGACTTTCGTCAAGAACACCATCACGTTCGAAACAGCAGAGGGTGAACAGGAAGAAGAACGAGTCTACACCGACAACGGTGAAGGAACCGAACTGAACATCGACGCAGACGGTGACGTTCTCGTTCACGAAACCTTCGAGAACGAAGAAGGAGAAGAAATGGAGTTCCTTTCGCTCTACGTTCCCCGGCATCGTCTCGTCAACCTCGACGCAGACATCATCGACGCCTAACCCAACATGACACCAGCAATCGCAACCGGCGACTTCGTGGCACAGCACCTCAACGACGGCGACGTTCCCGACGAACACATCCAACCCAACGGGGTTGACCTGACCATCCAAGAGATGTACCGAACTTCCGGTCAGGCTCACTTCTTCGAAGACGACTACGAGAAGCCGAACCGGACGCCGATACAGCCCGTAGACTCGATTCACGAAGAGGGAGTCGAAGTCTACTCCATCGTTCCGGGGGTCTACCCGGTAGTCTACGGGGAGAAAGTCGAAATTCCCGACGGTTACGTCGGTCGGGTCTACCCCCGTTCCCGGCTGATGCGGTGTGGCCTTCACCTCACCTCGGCGCTGTGGGACCAAGGCTACGAAGGCATCGGCGAGGGACTGCTGAAGGTTCCAACCTCGGTCGAACGAGTCACCATCCCGACCGACATGGCAATCGCTCAGATGTCCTTCATCGAGGCGGAGAGTGCTGACGACTACGAAGGGAGCCATCAGGAAGAGCGGCTGATGGAAGGAAGTGAGGGAGTCGAAGAGGAAGAGGCGCTGGCGGTGATGGGCCAATGAGTGAGGTCGTCTTCGGTCTGGTCGCTACCCTGCTCCTCGGGGCGGCAGTCGTCTTCGCTGGACTGAGTTGTGGCAACCGTGATGGTGACAGCGATAAGGTCGCCGAGGGGGACGACGAAGAGTACGATGTCTGTGAAGAGAACGGACACGATTACCGGGACCACGTTCCCGGTGAGTTCGAAACGACGTTCGTGAAAAAGGAGACGGGTTATCCCATCGAGCGTGGAGTCCACAAGGCCGCCCTTCCCGGCTCCTTCGTCGGCCTTATCATCTTCACACAGAACGAAGTGGCTCCCTGTCGAGACTGTTCTGAAGAAGACAGTCGAGGCAGAATCATCGAGATGTCCGTAGCGTTCCGCAACAACGGTGATGTGAAGACCGTTCCGTGGAACCAGTACAAGTCGATGGAGAAGGAGTACCTGAAGCAACAACGGTAAGACTTAACTCTTCAGGAGTAGAGTCTTAGGGTGAAAGGGCGGCGAGCAGTTCGATTCTGCTCCACCCCATCAGCGCCACCCAGCGCAATGATACAAACCGGGACACAACCTATGCGACGAAGCAACACCCCAACCGAGACGACGACGTTCGCTGGACTGACTTCGCACAACAACGCCGAGATGGGCGACAGCGCGGCAGGCATCGCGGGCATCGACCCCGACGACCCGCCGCAGACTTCGCTCGCCACGGCGATTCGTGACCTCGAACAGGCCGAAGCCGGAGAACTGGCGTGGAAGGTTCCCGAGAACATCGCGCAGAAGGTAGACGTGTCGGCCCTCAACGACCTGCTTCCAGAAGGAGCAGAGGCGACCCGAGCGAGTTCCGACACCGTTTACGTGGAGACTGACCGCTTCCAGTCGGTCTACTCGCCAGACAAACTCCGCTCGTGGTTCCAGTCTGACGATGACGACACCGAACAGGTGGACGATGCTCTGTGGCACGTCCCGACCAAGACGTACTCCATCGTCAACCCGCTGACCGCCTACGAACCGCTGGAAGAAGCCATCCGCGACGAAGGCTACGGCGACGACATCTTCGGAGAGATTCGGCAGTACAAGGAGGGCGGTGAAGTCCACATGGACGTTCTCTTCGACGCCTTCCAAATCGACTACTCGAACGACGACGATGGCCGTGACCCCATCGTCCTCGGTGTCCGAACCGGGTACGACTTCTTCGGCGACACCGCCCTCTACTTCGAGGGCTTCGCACAGGACACCCGGTGCGACAACTCCATCCGCTCCATCACCGAGAAGAAGACCATCCGACACGTCGGCGAAGTTGACCTCGAAGACGAGGTGACTGACGTGCTGGAAGAGATGGAACTGATGACGAACCGGCTGGCCGAACTCATCGAACTGGCCGAAGACATCGAAGTCGATACGCTGGAGATGGACTTCGCCAGCCCGTTCGACCACGACGACGACATCCGAGCCTTCTACGAACTGGCTGGCTTCCCGACGTACCTCTCCCGAGAGGCGGCAAGCCACGCCCGACAGCGGGCTGACAACGTGTTCACCCCGGACATGACGGCGATGTGGGACGGAGCGACCTACGCTCTCACCCACCATTATCAGGGCGGGGAGAACACTTCGACGGCTCAGGAGTACATCGAGGCGGCGAACGACATGGTGATGAACCCCTCGCAGGTCATCGGGAACGTTCACCGACAGCACCGAGAGCGGATGGCTTCGCAGACCGAGGGCGAACAGCAGAACCTCGAAGGCGAGAAGGCTCACGCCAACATCGAGGAGTTCACCCAATCGGTGAAAGACAAGGCCGACGAGTTCGAGTCTCGCAACGAAGAACTCCGCACGAGCCTTATCGCTGAAGTCTCTGGCGACGACGACGCCGAGGCGATGACGGACGGTGGTTCCAATGAGTGAACTGCTCGAAGCAGAGGTAGGCGTCGAAGTCGAAGGCGAACACCACGGGTTCGAGGGCCGAAGACAGGCCGTCGCCGACGAACTCGGCATCGACCCCGACCACATCGCCGAAGTGGAGGCAGTCAGCGATGACTGATGAACAGCCCGTCGAAGAAGTAGGCGGAAGCCTCGGCGGGATGAGCAACGACGAACTGGCTGAACTGGTGCGGAACACAGCGGCGTTCCGAGCGGCGGCGGCCTGCGCCGCGTTCTCAGACGAAGCGCAGGAACTTCGGGAGAACGACTCGCTGGCCTTCGACCGGCTGGTGAAGGAGACGCACGCCAAGCAGGGAACCTCAGTCTCGAAGCGGGACACCACCCGCACCATCATCAACACCTTCATCGACGTGGTGGAGGAACACGCTGAACTCGCCGAGAAGCCCGCAGACGCGGCGGAGAACGCGGCGAGTGAGGTGGTAGTGGAGGATGGACAGTAACGATTCGCCGCAACGGGAGATTGCGTTCCTTCCGACCGGCGACAGTTGCGAGAAGTGCGGTTCCTCAACAGAGGTGCGGAAGTTCAAGGGAAGTCTCCTCTGTAAGAGTTGCCGGAACCAATGGGCGACCATCAACGGGTGAAAAGGGGGCAACCCCTTCGGGTTGGGAGTAGCCATCCGACCCCTGATGATGCCCACGGCTGATGGGGACACAAACTATGATAGCAACAATCGCTGACGAGAATCAAGAAAAGACCCGAGTCATCACCGACGATGGGATGTATGAACTGTGCCACGACCGGCGCGGTTCGGGTGACTGGATAGTCACTTCACAGACCGATGAACAAGTACAGGGAGACTGGATGATGACGAAAGACGACGCCATCAAGTACGCTCTGGAGCGGGCTGGCGTCGTTGAAGATGCAAACTATCAACGCGCTCCAGAAAGATGCTGACATCATGTACGAATCAGACCTTCAGAGCGACGTATCGAACGCCATCATCGACGGCGAAGTAGCCAGCATCACCCTCGGCGTCACCGACAACGAGCGGTGCGTGGTCGTTGACATCGGCGCTGATGACAACGCCTACTACACCGCCGACGAAGCGCGGGAACTGGCGAAGAGCCTGAAGTGCGTGTCGGACCAGCGGTGGGACGGCGACAACGACGACGTTGTGGAGTACATCCGCGACCTCGCCGATGTCGTTGACTCGCCGGGTAGTGAGAGAGCGAAGGAAGTCGCCGAGAAGTGGCAGGACAGAGAGTTAGACACCAACCTATGAGCGAAGCCCAAGACCTCAACTACGACGAGCCGTGGCCGATGTTCGCTGACGAAGACGAACCGTGGAAAGACCTCGACCGTCTTCTGAAGTGGGACGACAAGATGGACACGCAGATGGAACTGGGAGACGCCTTCGGGTGTTCTCCCTCGACCATCTCGTATTGGCTGAACAAGGCAAGGGACGAAGTTGAACCCGAGTGGACTGACGAGCAACTGCAATGCGACCACTTCGAAGAGTGCGGCAACCTCGCCCCCGGCCCGAACAACGCGACCTGTATCGTCTGTCTCGACCTGATGCGGCACAACAGTCGGGACGACGGCCTCGACCCCGGCGACTCGGATGACATGACGGCTCACGTCGGGAAACTCTACGACGAGTACCCCGACTACGCCGAGCAACAGCAAGCGGTCTACGACGAGAAGCACAGCGACGATGATGAAGGCGACGGTGAAGACTCAGAGACGGAGAGTTAAATCATGGGACACGAATCACCGATGGAAACCGGATGTACCAGCATAGAACTACCCGACGAAGGGACCGCGAACGCTATCCTGAACCTGATTTCAGGGATGCGACCAGTCGAGTACGACGAAGAGGCTGACGCTTACCGGGTGGGATACGATGACTGACGACTACTACGTTCACGAGTTCGAACAGCACGACGGGACGGATAGTAGCATCGCTTCGCAACGGCGACCGTCACGTCTTCGATGACGCTGACGAACTGAACGACACCGGAGCCTTCAACGGCGAGGCTGTCCACCGTGGTCGCAACGGTTCGGTCGTGGTGAGTTTCAACTACGACGGAGCCTACGAGAACACGACCGCTGGCGGGGTCTACGACCTCGACCTGTTGGAGGAAGACGATGGGCGGTAACTACCCGCCGGGAACGTCGGCTGGCGACCCACGAGCGCCGTGGAACGCTCCCGACCGAAGTCACGACCACGAGTGGCGGCCCGGTGACATGGACAACCCGGTCATCGAAGACGGCGCGGCAATCTTCCACGAGCAATGTCAGTACGCCGAAGGTCGGCACGGCGAAGGGTGGGAGTGCGAAGAAACGCGCACTTATCGGTTCGAGTACAGCACGCTCGAATCGCCAAGTGGCGTGGAGATAGAACTCCACGACATCACCGAGTGGGAAGAGAACGACGACGATGTTGCTGAGAAGGTCGTCAGTATCGAGGAAGCCTTCCACAACTTCCCCGATGAAGTGACCTTCGACATAGAGCCTGACCCGGACTGCGGTCAGGTGACTATCACCTACGAAGACTGGGGGTTGCACTTCCGGCCATGACAGACTGGACATTTCAAAAACTAATCCGCACAGCGCAGGCTTTCGACAACGCCGCGCAGAGCGGTGACAGAGAGCGATACGCGATGAATCGAAAACTCGCCATCTCGGCGCGAGCATTAGCAAGAGCGAAACTACAATCATGACAATCGACCTCGACAACGTGTACCAAGCACAGACCGACGTTCAAGTGTACTTCATCGAAGAGGGGCTGTCGGCCACTCCGAACGGGGCAATCGGAGCGGCGAAGCGGCAGTTCCGAGAGGATTATGACAGCGATAAGGTCGCCGCGAAGAAGATGCGGGAGACTCGCAACGGCTTCTACGTCATGGCGATGGCGAAGCCCGAAGACAGTTACCTCGAACAGATGGCACTTCGAGTCCTGCGGAACAACCCCGACGTGGTGGCCGACCTCGAAGCGAGAGACTTCGCGCTGGTCGATGCTGGCGCTGAAGAACTGGTCGATGCGGTCTTCGACCAAGCCCACAGCCCCGACCGCTTCGACCTCGAAGAAGTTCAAGAAACGCTCGAAGAGATGCTTCGGGCCTACGCCCCGGTAGTGGACCCGATGCATGGCTGACTGCGAAATCTGTGGGATGCTTCGACTCAACGGCACTCCCATCGAGCAAACTGAAGACGGTTGGAGAGTAGCCACCGACCCCAATCCCGTAGACCCAAACGTGAAGTTCGCGTGTCAGGATTGTGCAAAGGAGAAGGTAGATGGTAAATAAAAATCTGCTCCTGTTAGTCGTAGGTGTGGCTATCCTCGGTTACGGAGTCCTCGTGATGCCACCGATGACTGAGCATCAGGACTGCACCGAACACGACCTTTCGACCAACCCACCGACCTGCACCGACAGCGTGACCTACGAAGAAGAAAACGAAGGCCGATTCCCCACCATCGTCGGTGGGGTGTCAGTCACCCTCGTTGGGGGTGTCCTGTTCTTCGGAGACTTCGTATAGTGGGATGCGGTTTATCCCATGTTGTCCAGCGCATCTCGCCGGTCGTCAACCGGCACTTGGTCGTACTTCATCGTGGTCTTCGGGGCTTTGTGGCGGAGTTGTGACTTCGTAGCGGCGAGGTCACGCTCCTTCGTCATCAGCGTCCCCACCGAGTGACGGATTGTGTACCACGACATCTGGCGGTTCGCCGTCTCGATGCCTGCTCCCTCGCACAGTTTGTGGAGAAGACGGCGGAGAGACTTCGAACCGTAGGGATTCCCGCGATTCGTCAACCACAACAGATGGGAGTTGTGGTATCGGTCGTACATATCCCGCTCTTCCTTCCACCGTTCGACCGCCGTCGCTGTGCGTTCCGTGAGGCTGACCGTCCAGTTGCCTTCGTTCTTGGACGACTCGGCCTTCGGGATACGCAGGACGGCGTTCTCGGTGTCAATCCACGACTCTCGGACGTTGCTCACTTCGTCCGGTCGAAGGCCAGCATCGAGGCTGACCCAAACGAGAGACGGAATCTTCCAGCCATCCACTCGGTCGAAGTCTTCAGGCTCCACGTCGTCGTATTCCTTCCCGAGGATGTTGGCGATGTGGTGCTTCCAGCCGTTGCGTTCTTCGACTGAGAGGGAGTTGTAGTCGGGTATCTCCCCGTGGTTCAGGGCCTCCTGACGGATGGCACGCCGTTCGCTGTACGTCAGGAAGTCTTGAGGCTGGTGATTCCCGCCCGTTCCGTCGAACTTGAAGTCGAACTCCCACTCGTCGCCGCCTCGCTCGTGTTGAAGCCACTTGCCGAGGTGCTGGATGCCTTCTTGTAACTTCCCTTTCTCCGTCTGGCCCTTATCGGAGTAGGCCAGATAGTCGAGAAAGTCGTCGGCGTCCTGCTTGGACGGTGGGTAGACGTACTCGCCGCGCTCTTGCCACAGCCACTTGTCGAAGCGGGCTGTCCGGTAGGCCGTTGAATACACGGTGTACTCAGCGTAGCCTTCGGCGCGGTCGGGGTGCTTCCCGACGTTCAACAGCCATGACAAAAAGTCGATTCGCTGGGCCTTGTAGTCGATGAGTTGCTTGTCATCCAGCACGTCGTCGTGCGATTGTGGGATGACGGTGATGCTTCTGCCGGGGTCGAGGTCGCCGTTTAATTTAACGTCACAGTTCTCAAGGCCGATTGGGAGTTCCATCTGTTGATACTCCTATCGGGCCTCAAAATCGCAAGAAGGCGGAAGCCTTCGTATGCGTGGGACCGGATTCGAACCGGCGGACCCCTACGGGACAGCGCCCTCAACGCTGTCGTGAAATACGAGGTCGCTTCAGCGCAAATCGGCGATTTCAGGCCCGATACGTGCCCTTTGAGGAGGCTCATTTATAAGGCTTTCCACGGGACAGCGTTAACGGCTATTCGAGAATTACTTGCTTCGGGGCAAAATGGCTACTCCGAAGTGAGGAGTGAACGAAGTCGGGAAGAAAGAGCATCGAACGTGATTTGCATCCCACGTTGCCGAGTCCCGACAAACCTAAACTCGACGTTGTAGTACCGTTCCCACTTCTCCACAGTCCCGAACAACTGGGCGGAAGAAACGTCACGGTATCGCATGAAGCCCTGCTGACGCTTGAACAGCGTCTTGGGTTCCTCGATAAGCACGAGCAGTTCCGAATCCCAGTCCGAAGCACGCTTGACTTCCTTGAGGAAGCGGTCACGGTCACGGGTGACGCTACTGACGAAATCCTGTCCGGCCTTCCTCTCGACTGCGTAGTTCGGATAATAAGTATCGTTCTCTTCGTCGTGTTCACAGAACTCGGCGAGAGTGTAGTCGCCGGTCGTGATGGTTTCGTTCTGCACCTTCGCCGGGTGGTCTTCGAACTCCCACCCCTTCTGCTCTCGGTTGTCCCGAAGGATGTTCAGGAAAACCATCAGAGGTTACACTTCGCTCGGACTTTTTCGATGGCTGAAATCTGGTCGTGGCGGTCGAAGCCGAGCGAATCGGCGACCTTCTCGAAGTCATCATCGCCGGTCGCTTCGGGATGTGGATAGTACCGGCTCCCGTCAGGGACATCTGCGTTCGCTACAATCGCACAGATGCCGAAGATGACGACATCAACACCGATGCCTTTCTTCGTGACTTCGATGTTATCGAGCATCTTCCGGCCCTGACTCTTCTGACGAGCGTTCAGATTCAGGGCTGAAGAGATGGAGTCGAAGCGGTGAAGGTCATCCTGACGGCGGATTACCTCCTTGTTTTCCCGCTTCGGGCCGTTCCACGTCCCGCGATTGTAGGCTTTGAAGCGTCGGAACTTCTCTCGCTTGTGAGGTGGAGCGTCCTTCGGTTGAACTTTCGTTGCGTTATTCGTGTCGCTGGTCATGACATCGGGCGGCTCGCGTTCTTCTGTATGTTCCATTGAGAGATTACAGACAGGCGCAACTCAGGATGAAGAACAACCGGCCCCATACAGGGGGCCTTACTGGGGAACTATACAGAGTAAACAAGTGATGTTAACAGCGATAAGGTCGCTTGTTGTACTGCTGTATAGTACAGTTGTTACTCCCGTAGGGTGAACTACCGAAGTGAACATCCGAGGAGAAACCTGCCCTCGTTAAACTAAAGACGCTCGAAGGACTTAAATCTGCCGACTTGAGTCTTACAGACTCGACCGTTACCGCCTCCCGGTTCCTTCATGGCGACCCTCGACCTGTCGCCACAGCCAGCACGTCGATGCCCGGTGGACAACGACTTCCGTTACGGAGAGAACTTACCAGAACAGAAACGACCCAATGACTTAAGACTTCCGAGAAGAGACATACAAGCATGGCACAACAACTACAACCTCGGGGCGAAGATAACCCCGATGTGGAAGAAAACGAGATAGCACACCTCGCCGGAGTCCTCGATGCAGTAGGCACGGTGACTGTCCACGTCTCGAAGAACGACAAGTACAGCATCGGCTACCAGTACCAAGCAGTCGTCAGAATCATCCGACCGATGGACGACAGCGACCCCATCATGGGGAAACTGATGGCGTACTGCGACGAACTGGGAGTCAGAACCAGCATCTCCGAGAAGTCCCACGGCCCCGACAGAGACAGCCAAAGTTACGAACTACACATCAAGAACCCCGACAGCATCCGGCGGTTCCTCGAACCGATGGTTCCGTACCTCGTGACGAAGTACGAGCCGGTCGTCATCATGCTCGAACAGATAGTCCCTCGGCTGGAGGATGGACTCCACCGGAACAAAGAGGGATTCTACGAACTGATGGAGTTCGCTGACATGATTCGAGAAGACAACCGCCGAGGAACAGAACTCAAATACACTCAGTCGTACTTCGAAGACGAGTGGTCAATCGCTCAGTAGCATCTGCTCGGCTCTCTCTGCCTCTTCTTCGAGTCCTTGCTCCCGAAGGCCGTCGATGTATTCACGAACCTCGTCAGCGTCAAGAGAGCCGCCCTCGGCCTCCTGCTCCTGACGACGTTCGGTCGAAGGCATCGAGGTCGGCTCCTCGACTACCTCGACCACGTTCTCGTTCTCGTCAACGTGGACGATGGCGAAGTCGTCGGGTTCGTGACGTTCCGGCGCATCTTCTGGATGATTCTTCCGACCGGCGACCTGACCGAGGTGAATCATGACGCCGTGCTTCCCTCGGTAGGGACGCTCGCAGTACGGACAGAGCCGGGCGACTTGCTCCGACTCCCGCTCTTCGGGGTAATTCATTTCGACCTCTCGCGTTCCGACTTCCTCTGCGTTATCGAGGTCGAGGTCGTCTGGAATCTCATTTTGTTCACCGTGACCGTTCCCGCTACTCCTTCTGACGTGGAGATGTAATCCACGAGCGAGAACTTCCTTTTCACATCCTTCGGCGGGACACTTGACAGTTTTCTCGTTATTCTTATGCTTTTTAGTTTTGGTGCTGGTCTTCTTAGCCATGCTATTCACCTATGTTCAAAGACAAGAAGCGAACCCCCTTAAGTCCTTGTCATCGTTAACTGCATTTTTCCGGTGTGTAGAGGGGTTCAAGTGGTGAATAAGGGGTAGCACCCGGCCACAACCTAAGACTTGAATCGCCAGACTTAAGTCATTGTACCGTCTTTAGTGTAGTAGGGAGGTCGATGATGCTGGCTACCGCCCATCCTCGACTACCCATTCCGGGGTCGGAAAACCCGAGGGCCGCTCACCCTTTACAGTCCATAGCGAAACCGGGGCTTTTCTCCCCGTGACTCTCAAAACTTAAGGGAGTCAGGACTGTACTGTCAGGCCCGAGGTTGACTCCTCGGAAGGTTGTGTCCCGCCACTTCGGTTGGGAACACGGGAGGTTTGGTCGCCTCCTTTTCGTGCAGGAATAACTCAGTTCGGAAGAGTGGCTACTTCGTAAGTAGCAAGTCCGTGGTTCGAGTCCACGTTCCTGCTTGAGCCGGGCGGTCGCCCCGGTGGAGCCGACGTGACCCTGACCCTTGACGGTCGGGGGCGTCGGAATCCGCGACCAGTAGGAAACAGCAGTCAAATCCACCAGTTAAAACAGCCGGAGTGGTCGCCCGGTGTAGGTTATCCGTACCAGTAGCAGGCTCCCTAACAGGACAACCACCGCAGAGGGTATGGTAGCAATCAAGCGACAAATAACTGTGGCGTGTGGTGAGCGTCACTTGAGGAAGCGATAATCTGGAGAACAGTAGGCCGGAGAGCCGCTGATGGTGGTTCAATTCCACACGCTTCCATTCGAGAAGGCCCGCTGGCTGAAACCCTCGGGACTTCTCGACCGTCGCCTCTTGTCCAACCGGGATGCCAGCCCCTTGAGGCTGACGTAAAACGAACTATTGGAAGATGAAAAACCATAGAACTGAGTCCTAACCGAAGCACCCGTGTAGGTGGGCCGTCCGGTAGACCGGGCGACTGACAGCGGGGTTAGGGGCGATAAGAGTCGCGCCGCTTATAGGGTTGAACTGCCAGAAATTGCCAGTAGTTACATAACATTACTTACCATGAAAACCCCGACCGGAGGAAGATTATGAAGCGTCGTTGTTGAGGGCGATGAAACATACTCGTTCGACATTGCATCCACCACGGTCTGTATGGGCTTCACAACCCGCCGTGGACTCCCCACGTCATAGGGGGAATCAGGTACTACGCTACCTTAAGGAGTTCAAGAAGATGGACACTAATCGTAACGGCGAGATAGCAGAACAGATAGTAGCAACCAATCTTCTTGAACTCGGCTTCAATGTCTCGAAGCCGGTTCTTGAAGACCGCTACGACCTAATTGCCGACATCGAGGGCGACCTCGTGAAGGTTCAGGTCAAGCGAGGCTACAAGGACGGGTCGAGAGACGACACGTTCCGAGCAAATCTTCAGCGTCAAATTCGCCGGGCTACCGGCGACAACAGAGATGAAGAATACTCTGATGAAGACGTTGACGCCTTTGCTCTATACGACCAGTATTCCGACTCTGTGTACTGGTTATGGAAAAAAGACGCTCCAAAAACAGAGTTGCGGCGGAAGTATAGTAGCATTGAAAAATGTGAACTTGAAAAGCAGTTAGTCTCGTAGCAAAGCGGCCAAAAGCGCCGGTCTTTGGAACCGGAGTTACCGTGAGTTCGAATCTCACCGGGACTATGGGCCGACCCTGCTGGCGTTGCGGGTCGGAGACGCCTCACCACAACGACGCCAACGGCGAGACATAACCTCAAAATGCAAATCATCAGCGCAATCCTCGGCATCTTCAGCAACGACGACGAACCAACCGGCCCGACTGGGGCTGACGCAATCCGAACCGCAGTACAGGAGTTCCAAGACCTCGCGGAGCAGGAGTTCACGGCAACGCTCGGCGAGCCTGATGTAATCGAGCAGGGCGGCGAGTTCTTCAACGACCCGAAGGTGGTCGTCCCCATCAACGACGGCCCGTTCGGTGAAGACCAGCGGCTCGTCTTCGACCTGCCTCGTGGCGAAGACTACGAGATGGAGCAGTTCAACCAACTTCTCCGGCTGTTCGGCCTGACCTTCGACACGATGGAGGAACTGGCCGGAGAGGAAGCGCCGGTTCGGTTCGCCGCTGGCAACCTCGTCGTGGACTGGGACGCCATGGACGAGCCTGACGACTACTGGGAGGAAGAACTGACCGAAGACGAAGTAGAAGACGACTCGGAGGAAGACACCGAGAAGGTCGCCGACGAGTCCGACAGCGGTGTCAACATCGAAGAGACGACCATCAGCGCCGAGGGGGACGATGACTGAGTGTCGGTGTGAGCCTTGCGGAGCGCATTGCTCCTGCAAGTGCCACGACCGGAAGGAGAGCCTGCGGGCTGACGGTGGCCGACCACGCGGCGACCTTATCGCTGACGACCCTACTGTGTCCCGAGAGTTGCCATGACCTGCTACGGGGCACGGGGGTCGTACCCAGCAGTCCGGTTCCCCGGCTTCCCGACCATTAGGCTCCCCACGCGGATGGGCGGGCCTGCGTAAACTTCCCTGCGGAGCAGTCGCCAGAACCGGCGGTAGGAGGTTCGACTCCTCCATCTGGCCTTGAGGCTAAGACTCAAAGCGTCCGAGTAGAGTCATACCGTAAGACTCAAGTCGGTGCGCCTCAACACTTTGAGTGTAGCAAGTTCCCACTCGAAGTGGCGGCCCGGAGAACTTGACACAACCTTACAATGTCACGATACAACGGCAACAACGGCGGTAGCAACGGCGGCAACAACAGCGGCGACTACGACGACACCACGGTCAAACTCCAGAAGTACGCGGCGCTCCGTCTGGAGCCGACCGGCGTCAACGCGAACTCCCACCAGCAGTACGGGACTTCGTTCATCGCCAACTTCGACGCGACCGAGGTCATCGACGGAATCGTCTTCCAGCGAGAAGACAAGCCCGATACGTGGAAAGTGTTCTCGGCTGGGAAGTTCTTCAACCTCAACCCGGAAGACGGGCTGGTCTACGAGAACTTCGATGAAGAAGACGGCTACTCTGGTGAGATGTCTGCACAGGACATCCTCGACCATCCGCGAGTGGCTGGCTTCAGCGAGACGTTCGGCGGCGACGACTACTTCTACAAGCCGGTCGGCGTCGTCATCGAGGAAGCGGGCGACATCGCCACGAACGACGACCTCGCGGTGGAGACGACGGACGAACCGGCCATCGAGGTCGGCGAGTCCTCGATGCTCCTGTCGAACAAGTCGTGGGTTCGCACTCTCGCCAAGAAACTCACGTCACAGGGCGACTCCATCATCAACGACAACGGCAAGTCGGGCGACGAGCGTGGTGACAACCCGAAGTACGACAACCACGAGTGGCTCACCACCGAAGACCCGACCCTCCGCGACGAACTGGAGGGCCGCTCCCTCGAACTGTGGGTCACGGAAGAGACGAACGAGTGGGACGACGGTGAGGAAACGACCTACACCGTCCCGAACCTCATGGACGTGAAGACCGGCAACTTCGTCACCATCGACAACGGCATCGGTGATGGCGACGACGCCGACGCCGAGAGCGGCCAGCCTGCCAAGGCCACGGACGGCGGCACGATGTCCGACAGCGGCTCCGACTCCACGGACACGGAGTCCACGGAGACGACTGACGAGCCTGCTATGGCCTCTGACGAGAAGGGTGGCCTTCCGGCCAACGTCCCCGACAAACTGGACGACCTCATCGACTACATGGCCCGCAACGGCGAGACGACCGCCGACGAGATTCGGTCGTTCGCCGAAGACGAGGTGGACAACGCCGACGACATCGACTGGGAGGCCGCCGCGAACGAGGCCAACCAGCGGGCTGAGTAGAGATGAACCGCGACCAGCGCGGCTTCGATGAAGACTTCGGCTCGGACATGGACGTAGGCGAGAAGGCAGACGGACTGTTCACGTTCTTCAAGGCGTGGTTCGTCTTCGTGGCTCTCCTCGCCCTCTCCCTGCTGGCAGGTGGCGTCTACGTCGTCTACCTGCTCCTCACCCACTTCGGGGTGATTGCGTGAGCGACCACGTTGCCCCGGACGAACTGACAGTCTCGGCGACTCGGAAAATCCAACTCGACCAGTACGAACCCGTCTCGGCCCACGTCACTCAGACGTACACAGTCCCCGATGGACTGAGCCGAGACGAGTTCGAAGACTGGCGGGAAGACTGTCAGGACGACGTGATGCAGGCCGCCGAGAACGCGGCGATGCGTCGTCACGAAGAGTACGTCCGAGAGGAAGCGTTCGGCGACGACTGACGTAGCGGAGTAGCACAGCGCGGCAACTAACAACGACCATTTTCGTCGCTTCGCAGGCCGCTTCAGGGACGGGGCTGTTTCACACGCTCCCCCCGTCCCGGCGACCGCCTGCGAAGTGGCGAGACACAACCTATGAGCATCCAAAACTTCGACAATCCGACGCTGTACGAAATCTCGCAACTACGGAAGGACTGGGGTCTGGCAGGTGAAGAAGACACTCACCTCGTCGTCTTCCTGTCCTTCTTCGGTGGCGGGACAGTCATCATGACGGGCCTTTCATCCGGTGGGAAGGACGCAGTAGTCTACGCGGCAGAATACTGTGTTCCCGACAACTGGGTGTTCGAAGTCCCGACTTCGATGACAGAATCCTCCTTCTTCCAGATGCACGAGACGATTAACTCCTGTCCGGTTCACCGGCACAAGGACATCTCGTCCATCAAGAAGGACTACCTTGAGGATACGTGGAAGAGCCACGGCGAGGGTGAGGGCATCACTCGAACCTACACCGACGTTACCGGCGAGGAACGTCAGGAGGTTCCGCAGACGCTCCACCCCCCGAACTGCATGATTCTGTTCCTCGCTTCGGACAATCAGCAGGTCAACCTCAACGACTACCCCGAGGTTCGAAACCGCGCTCTCGTCCTCGGGATTGACGACTCGGCGGGTCTGACCGCTCGGGTCAACACCCGGCAGGCAAAGCAGGAAGCGGGCATCATCGACTATCAGGTCGCTGAAGACCGCGCCGAAGAGATTCGGGAGTACGTCGCGTCCATCCCGATGCACACCTACGGGGACAACGACCCCGGCGGCATCCTGAACCCCATCATGCCCGCGATGGACAACCAGAACCCGCTCCCACAGCACTTCACCGAGGCTCGCCGGGACTTCCCCCGGCTCTCGGACTTCATGAAGACGGTCACGCTGTTCCACTACGACGACCGGATTGAAGTCCCACAGAAGATGTGGAGTGGTGACAACAGGATAGATAACGACGTGACGATGCTGGTCACGCCAGCCGACGCTTGGCTGGGGATGCGGGTCTTCGGCGAGAAGATGGTGCTGTCGGCGCTCAACCTTCAGGACAAAGACTTCGCCCTTCTCGACTTGCTCCGTAGCAGTTACGGCCAGCAGTTCGACGTAGGGACGTTGCAGAGCAAGATGCGGGCGAAGGGCTGGAACATCACGCCGTCCGACGTTCGCTCTTCCCTGAAGAACATGATGACGAAGGGCTACGTCCGGCCTGACAAGACGGTCACTCCCCACGAGTGGGCCGCCAGCGAGTTCGCCAAGCAGGTGAGCCGCGAAGTCAATCTCGACTGGCCGACCATCATCGAGGATACCCGCGAACTGGTTCACGAACACTACCCGAAGCCGGTAGCGATGGACTACGAACAGCAGTTCCTCGAAGGCGAGGGCCTGCTGGTGACGCACCCGTTCGAAGGCCACACGGTGAACCTCTCCGAAGAGGAAGCCAACGAACTGAACCAGAAGGTCGAAGAGCAGGAAGAGAAGGAAGAGGAAGCCTTCGGCGGCGGGATGTACGACGACGATGATGACGGCGGGCAGGGGACGTTGACATGAGCGACCATCCCTACGCCTCACCGGACACGATGGTTCCGGGCGAGGTCGCCGACGACGACCCCTACGCCGACGAGAAGTTCTGTGACGAGTGCGATGAACACGTCGAACCCGTCGCTGAAACCTGCCCCATCTGCGGGCAGGACGTAATGTGAACAGCGATAAGGCGCTCTGGAAGGCCAGCGGAGTCTTCGCTCCAGACTACCCACGGCAGTCGTCCAACGGCTACACGATACAGGACGAGCGCCACAGCCGGGTAGAGTTCTGTCAGGCTCTCGAAGAGGCGAGGGACAACGAGATGCCGGGGTACTACTCGGTCTACTCGTTCCCTCGGGGCCACAGTCGGGACGGCAACATCCCGAAGGTGGACTGCATCTTCATCGACCTCGACGTGTCCGACGAGTACGACCCGAAGAACGACAAGACGGACTTCGGGGCGTGGCGTCGTGACATGAGCGCCCTGCTTGCCAGAGCGAGGATGATGGCTTCGGCTATCATCGACGGCGGGCAGGAACAGCACTTCCGCGCCACCTTATCGGGGCACAAGGGCCTACATCTCTACCTCGACTTCCCCACCATCGCGCCAAGCAACGGGGACTTCGGGCAGTTCAAGAACGGCCTGAAGGAGTACGGTGAACAGGTGATGTCGTGGCTCGACTCCACGGCAGGAGGCGTCAACATCGACCCGTGGGTTGACGTTGACGCTTCAGACCTCGGGCGGTTGGCCCGTCATCCCAACACCATCCACCACGGAGCGGCCTACGATGATGTGACCCGATGGTGCGTGCCGATAACGGTCGCGGAGTTGGCCGACATGACGGTGGACGACTACCTCGACCTGACCGAAGGCCCACGCTGGCCTGACGGCTACGTCAGGAATCCGTCCGAGTCAGCAGGCGATAAGGTCGTGCAGGCCATCCGCAATGCGTCTGCTTCGACCAACACCAGCCACGGTCGGGGTTCCACCTTCGACTACGCGGCGGTTGAACAGTACGATGAAGAGGCGAAAGACGACATCGAACTGAGCGACATCGGCTTCCTGACAGCAAACAAGCCGTGCATCGAGGCGTTCGCAGACCGGGACGACGCCTTCGACCACGGCAACGCCTCGCACACGATGGAAATCTCCATCATAGCGAACTTCGTGGAGATGGGCGTCCCGCGAGACGTGATTCACGAGTTCTTCGCGCAGATTCCCGGCTACCGCGAAGACTACACCGACGAACAGATTGACAAAATCATCGGACGGGACTACAAGCAGTTCAACTGCGAGAACATCGCAAACCGAGCGCCGCAGTTCTGCCTCGGTTCGAACTGTTCGGTTTACAACCGCTCCGACGACATCCAGAAGTAGCAGTTCACCCCTCACGGGGCCAAACTTCAACTTGACAGACAACCCTACTATCGACTCGCAGAAGCGCCAACAAGTGTTCACTCTCATCCATGAGGGTGGAGCAACCCACGGAGACATCGCGGCGGCTCTTAACGTGAGCCAATCCACGGCCCGCGACCACATCAGCGACCTTCAGAACATCGACGGCATCCCCCTCGGTGTTCGCAAGGTCGATGGTGTCAAAGAGTTCTACTACCGACCCAACGCCAAGGAGTACCCCATCAACCCGAGCGAGCCGACCGGGGAACTTCGGTCGAAGGCGTCGGTCACGAACGACGCGAAAGAACAAGTCCACGAACTGATTCAGTACCTCGACCGTGACCTGAACGGTCGCGCCCCGGCTGTCCCCGACGCAGGCTTATCGGTGCGAGACAGCCACGAAGACATGGTGTGCCATCGTTCCGACGACCACATCGGGGCGAAGTACCACGACGAGTTCGGCAACAACACGTTCGACGCGGAACTCGGCATCCAGCGTGTTCGTACCGTCTCGGACAAGGTGTTCGACCTGAAGGCCCGCCAAGAAGCGGCTGGCGTGGACTTCGACACGTTCCATCTGGTGATGGGCGGCGACCACCTGCACGGTGCTGGCATCCACGATGACCAGCCGTGGGAGTGCGAACTGTCCATCCCCGAGCAACTGACCATCGCGGGTGACATCTACATGGAGTTCATCGACCGAGCCTCGAAAGAGTTCGAGTCGGTGCAAGTCATCTGTCAGGTCGGCAACCACGGCGAACTTCGTGGTGACGGGTACGGCCCCGACGACAACGTAGACACGGCGTTCTTCATGATTCTCGACCGACGAGTCCGTGACCGTGGCTACGATAACGTCAAGTTCGTCCGGGGTCAGTCCGGCAACTTCACCAACTTCAGGATGCGACGGCGGCCTGAAGAAGACCAGAAGACTGCCGAGCAGTTGGACATCGAGGCTCACGAACTCCCGCCGGAACTCCAGTCGGGGCATCGAGGCCACCTTCGCCACGGTCAGAACAGCCTCGAACACGTCGGTACTTCCGCCGGGAAGAAACGCTGGTACGCTTGGAAAGACCAGCACAAGTTCGACATCGCCTACCGAGGTCACTACCACACGTTCCAAATCGACAGCATCGCCAGCAACCCCATCGTAGAGTCCGGGGCCATCGTTCCCCCGGACGACTTCGAGGAGTCGCTGGCTGAGTGGGACGAACCCGCCGCGACAGTTCACGGTGTGAGCGACGAGCGACCGATGACGTGGTTCTACCCCATCGACTTCGAGAAGCCCGCGCCGGAGGAAGAGGTGACGCAGAAGATGAACCTCGCTCTGTAAGACTCAAGTCCGGCAGACTTAAGTCCTTCCGGCGTCTTGCGTTTAGTAGACGCACCTTAATCTGTCAATGCCGGAAAACCACTCTCGGGCTGGGAAAACTGTTGAACGAGTCGCAATTACTGACGAACCGCACGAACGCTACCGAGGCCATGACCCGTGGACCGGCGAAAAACTTGATAATGGCATCCCAATCCTTACAAGCACCCCCGGTGGAAACATCGTAGAGAAAGATGTTACCTTCTCAACGGTGAAGTGCCCGGAGTGCGAAATTCCAGCGAAGTACACCCACGACTCGGAGCCGGTTTGTCCCGAGTGTGGTATCATCTGTGCCGGTAAGGACACAATACTCGCCGAGCAGATGGTAGTAGACGCAAAAGCGGCGGGTCGGATTGACGGAGACGGCGAAGAAACACCAGCATGAACGAAACACACGAGCAGAAGCCGGAAGGAGAGCAGGGCGTTGCGAAAATGGTCGTTGACGCTGATGGGCGATTCATCAGAGCCAACGACGGGGCTGAAGAAATCTACGACATCTCACAAGCGGAACTGATGGAGATGGACTGGCGAGAAACGCTCGTCAAAATCTGCCATCACCACGAAGAGACGTTCCAGAACCTACTCGATGAGGGTGGGACGTGTGAAGTCGAAATACTTCGCGGAGATGGCTCGACGGCTGTGGTTCAGTTCATCACCACGCCGGTCGAAGTGGACGGGGAGTCCTGTCTGGAGTGTGAGATGGAGTTAGTTGACGGCCCTCACAACCAGACGGCGGAGCGGTCGCTCGATTCCGACACGTTCCAGCACATCAGCGAGGCTGAACTGGAGAACATCGTCCAGAACATCCGGGTTGATGCTCCGAGCGGCGAGATGCCGCTGAACGCAATCATGCTCGACCTCGCGGTCGGTCACAACGAACTGGAACAGTACAAGCAGGGCGCACTTTCGCTCCACAAAGCCGTGGACGAGCGCCTTCAAGAGGAAGAACAGCGGAACCCGGACTCGAAAGAGTGCGACGTTCTCCGCGAAGTGAAGAAGGCGGCCTTCGGGCTGTACCTTCGTATCCAGCGCGGCGACGAAGAACTCCACGGCGACCGGGACGGAAAATACTCAGGTTACTTCAACTGATGCTCAGAGAAGAAACACTCATGCAAGTCGATAGGCGTACCTACGAGGAACCGGACGGCGAGTTCCTTGAAATGATAAGTAGCGGCAGTAACACGATTACTGTCCTGACACAGGTGGAAGGCGAGAAGGCCCGCGTACAGTCCCCGCCGTTCAAGCCTTCGGAGAAGACGGTCAGCGAACTGAAGGACGAACTCAACGACCGGGACTGGAACATCTCCACCCTTCGCGGCCTTCTCGAAGCAGAGAAGGAGAGGAAAGACCGGACGACAGCCACCAACGCAATCGAAGAAAAACTACAATGAACTGGAATTACTGGCTCCCATGGCGCGACTACCCGCAGGACGACACCGAAGACTCTTCTTACGAAGATGAAGTCATAGAGCGGTGCGACCATGACTTCGAACAGACGGCGGAACTCCTACCGAACCTCGCGTTCGGTGAGGCGACCATCGAGGAAGGACACATAGTCGTTCCCCAGTACGAGAAGGTCGAAGAGTTCTGCGTGAAGTGCGGCGAGCCGGGCCTCGATGGAGAGGCCAACCCCTACGCCGACGACTACGTTGGCTACTTCAGCGGGACGTGGACTCGGGTCGGTCGGCGGCTGGCCTTCAAGCCGACGTTCGAAATCGACCCCGACCTGTCCGTCTCCGACGCGATGATGGAGCCGGTCGAACAGCCCGCCGACTACGTGGTCGATGAAGATGGCACGGTCGAGAAGGTCGAAGACGAAGAAGGCGCTGGTCGCGTCATCGTGAACCAGTCCGACGAAGCGGCGTTCGGAGTCACCGACTAACCCGGCCCCTGAGTCTGAAACATCGGCGTACCACACCGCCGATGAAAGCCGGAGTGTGTGGGACACAACCATGACGTTTACTCTCCACGTCGAACACGAAGTTATCGGCGGAGAGACGGTTCTGGAGAAGTTCGAAGGCGTAGAGTCGTTCAACGACCCGCCGATGACGACGAAACTCCACCTGAAGTTCGCCGACGAGGAACAGGACGACAAGAAACTGGGCTACGGTCACGTAGTCCGTGCGACATCAGACACCAATGAGTGAAGACCAAACCCCAACGGCTCCCGAGATGACCAGTTACGAAATCGACGCCCGGCGCAAGTTCGAGATGGACTTCTCTGAACAGCAGATTCAGGGGATGATGCAACGGACTGGCGCTGACAACGCTGAAGAGGCAATCGAGCAGGCGCTCCTCCAGCAGGAGACACAGCACGTTGAACCGGAGCAGAAACTTATCGGCGTCAACGTCCAAGCCAATGGACCATCCGACGACTAACATGGCGGTGTCCGAAGAACGGCCCGAAGACAGGCCGCGTGACTGGCGTACTGCGACGGAGATACTGGGCGACTCCCGCGACCTCTACGAGCGAAAGAACGCCGACTACGGCGACTCGTGGACTCTCGCCGGGAAGACGATGGCGATGTGGTTCCAGCATCAAGGGATGGACGAAGTGAGGATTCCCACGAACGAGTTCCACATGACTTCGTTCCAACTCTTCACTCGCCGCCTCGACAAGATGATTCGCACCTTCAACGGGTGGTTCATGCTGGAAGAGGGCGAGGAGTTCCGAGTCGATGAGTCCATCGTAGAGACTCACACCGACGAAGTTCCCTACGCCGCGATGCACACCCAACTGGCGGAGCAGTACGCCTACGCCGACGCTGACGAAATCCTCTGATGGAAGGCCCCTTCGTTGAGGGGCTGGAAGAGGGAGACTCGGTGTACCTCAACGACACCGAGTTTGAACTCTTTGACATCATGATAACCCCGCCTGACATGGTTCGGGTAGTTGCCTACACTCCCGACCAAAACGCGAGTCTCAGCGGGAACTGGAAGAAACTCCGAGATGAACTCGGACTGGAGATACCACAGGAACACAACCAATGACAGAAACACAAGACAGCACCATCGAACCGAAAGTCGAAGAGAGCGAACAAGAAACGGCCTTCCAGCGCCTTGTAGCCGACGAGGAGCAGGCGCAGGAGATGATAGACGACCTCGAAGACCTCGAAGGACTCGTCCCTGAAGGCGAAGACCCCGAAGACGTGCAGGGTTGGGAGATAGCCCTCTCCTTCGATGCGACCGACGTGCCGTACCTCCTCGAAGAACTGAGAGGCGTTACCGATGACGAACAATGACCTGCACGATGACATCGACCAACTGGCCGTCGAGATAGAGCGGAAAATCGAAGAGAACCGCGAGTTCCTTGACGACCTTCCCGAGTTCGCACCTCGGAGCGACAGGTCGCGGAAACTTCAGCGGAAAGTCGGGAAGAAATCATGACAGACAAGACCGCCCAACAATGGGCCTTCATCTTCGACCAGTTCGGGCAGGACAACCTGCGGAAGATGCTGTTCAAAGCGGCGATGCACAAGAACGACGAAGGCCGCACCGTCATCGAGTTCGACGGTGAGAAGGCGATGAACATCACCGACCACGTTGAAGAGATGGAGGCTGACTTAGACCGATGAGTAAGGAAACCACAATCGACTGGAAAGGCGGGAAGAGGCGCATCGAACTGAGGATACCCGACGAGAAAGTTCGGATGCACATCATGGCAACGGCCCCCACGCCGTTGCAGATGAATCCGACTTCGCTTGGTTGGATAAACCGAGTGCTGGTCGAAGGGTCGAGCCTGAACAGAGCGACAGTTGAGTCCATGCAGATGGACGACGGCATCGGTCTTCTCGGCGAAGTTATCGCTTACTGGGGAGAGTCAGAAGGGGCAAACCTCAACAAAGAAATGGAGGAAGACAGCGATAAGGTCGCCGGGGTAAACGTAGAGGGACTGGAACTGGACGACCAAGGAGCAGTAGACTTGGAGGACATGAGGTGAGCCACACAGACTCTTCCCTCGCTGGCATCGACCCCACGACGACCTTATCGGTGTCAGACGAGAAGCGAGAGAGCGGTCTTGACTGGGTGTCGAAGTCCAGAATCAAGACCTACAAGCAATGTCCCTACAAGTTCTACCTGAAGTATTGGTGTGAGCATCGTCCACCGGGGACGATTTACACCGAGCGTGGAAGCCAGATTCACGAGGCGTTCGAAATCTTCCACGAGAACCTGAAGGAGTACATCGAGGAAACCGGCGAGAAACCTGACCGCTTCACGCCGCTGATGCCCGACGACTTCGGGCTGACCTCGCAATGGCTCGACTACATCGGCTCCTTTTGGGAGTTCGAGATTCGGCGGTGGAACGAGACAGAACGAACCTACGACTTCGCGGCATCGAGGATTCCCACCCGCGACCTCGACCTCGACAACGGGGCCGTGGTTCAGGCATGGGAACCTCTCGAAGTCGAAGCGGAGTTCTGGATGGGAGAGCCGCCAGAGAACTACGACGGCGACCCCGACTACGTTGACGACTCCGGCCCGCCGGTCGGCGACATCCCGTGGATGGGGAAGGCTGACGTGGTGCTGAACAGCGCCAGCGTTCCCGGCGTGACCGGCAACGGAGTCACCATCCTCGACTACAAGACGGGGAGTTTTCCCACCATCAAGTACGAAGGAGCGCCCTTCCTCGATGAAGTGATGGAAGATGTGTTCCTCGAAACGGAATACTACGGGTGGATGGCAGAACACGTCTACGACGTGGATGCTGTCGCCATCTACTACCCCGACGACGACGAACTGGTCGTCGGTGAGTACGGCGTGAAGGAGCGCCGCTGGGACATCAAGGACGCCGCCCTCGGGATGCAGGAGCGGCCCGGCGAACTGGACGAAGACGGAGTTCCCGAGAACTTCGACTTCGAACCACAGAACCTCTGCCATTGGGGAGATGGTATGTGTCACTTCTACAACGTCTGCCCATCCACGGAAGGGATGTAAAGACTTAACTCCCTACGCCTTGATTGTTTAGTACGGAGAGATTTTCTCCGGTGTCCTGAAACCGCCCCCAGTCAGCGGACTGTGGCGGCGGGACACAACCAGACCAATGAGCGCAACCGACGACCTCAGCGACCGGCAGGAATCGAAACTAATCACGCTCCTCGAACGAGTCGAGGCGGCGACAGATGCTACTGAGGCTGTGTGGTTCGGTGAAGACGACCGCGAAGACCTCAGAGAAATCCGAGAGACAATCGAACAATGACCTACCCCGACATCGCCCCGAAACTCCGAGTGGAAGAGACAATCAGCAACCCGTTCGACCCAGCAGAAATTCTCGGCTTCACGGGCCGGAACAAGATGCTCGGTGATAGCGCGGTCATCGTGAAGGAAGCGGCCCTCGCCGAAGATGACAACGGCCCGGTCGTTCAGATTCCGCGAGAAACTGCCGACCTTATCGCTGACGAGACAGCAGAGTTCGTCGTTCTGCTCGAAGATACCGTGCTGGCAATGACCTCTACCGATTTCGCTACGGAGCATCGACTTCCGAGCGTTCACCGTGGGGGTAAGACGGTCGAGATGGCAGACGTGAGCCTTTCGAACGAGATGTTCCGACAGTTCCCTCGCGGCGCTGTTGAAGTAAGCAACTGATGGGGGCTGACTACATCGCCACCGACGAAGGCTTCGAGATGGTCTTCCGTGACGCACAGGGTAACGAACTCAGTCGCGTCAGCATCGAAGACGTTCCCGAAGACGCTGGAATCTACACCGACATCAACTCGGGGAGGTGTCGCTGATGATTCTGTCAGACGGGACAATCGAAGAACACCTTCGATACCCTCACCTCAGCGAGACAATCACCGTTGACCCCGAACCGACCGACGAGCAGATACAGCCAGCATCGCTGGACGTTCGGCTCGGTCGTGAGGTGTACCGCTTCGAGGGCGACCACTCGGTGAAGTCGCCCCAACATCGACTCCAGCCGGGCGAGCGTTACCTCGGCCACACGAAGGAAACCATCGACCTGCCGAACCACATCGCCGCGCAACTGGCGGGGCGCTCTTCCATCGGTCGGCAGGGGGTCATCGTTCACAAGACAGCGGGCTGGATTGACCCCGGCTTCGAGGGCGAAATCACGCTCGAACTGATGAACCTCGGCGACCAGCCGGTTGACCTTCGAGAAGGTGAGCGCATCGCTCAACTCGTCTTCTTCGAACTGGACAGCCCGTCGTCGGGCTACGACGGCAGTTACCAACAGCAGGAAGGAGCGACCCACGCACGATGACAGAACACGACTACGAAGCGACGGTCGAGACGGAGCATGGTACGTTCACCTTCAGCGGCGACGACGCTCGGACGGTTTCAGCACAGGCCGCTCGGATGCCGGTGCTGATGCACAGTCGGCAGGTGCAGGACAGGATAGACCTGAGCCTCCCCATCAGCCGGTACATGGAGGAAATCGCCCAGCAGGAAGAGAAACTGAAGAACAAGGCGAAGAAGTCGGGCTACACCCGTCGCCACGAGCGCGACTGATGGTCGTCTACAAGTGCGGCAACTGGGAAGAAGACGAAGAGCCTGACGAGTGCCCACTCTGCGGCGCTGACGTTCGAGAAGAAGAGCCTGACCCGTACAGTACGGTGTCAATCACCTGCCCCGGCTGGTACGAAGACGGAGAAGAACCATGACTGAACACGAAGAACTCTACATCACCACGACGGAGACGCTGTACCCCGGCGATACTGACTTCGATTCAGTCATCGTCCGGCTGTACGGCAGAACGGCGGAACATGAACCCCGGACGGTCAGCGTTCGAGGCTTCCCGCCGTACTTCCTCACCCGACGTACTGACGCCGATAAGGTCGCCGAGGCTGACTACGAAGACCTTATCGAGTACCAAGAGGTAGACATCGACCCGCTGTCGGAGCGGTTCGATGCCAACCCCACCGACCTCGTGAAGGTCGTCACGGAGTACCCACACTCGATTCGGAATCTCCGCGACGAGTTCGAGAAGACGTGGGGCGCAGACTGTCTCTTCACCGAGCGGCTTCGGATTGACGAAGACATCCGAACGGGAGTTCGAGTTCCCACGGACACCCGGCGCGGTGAACACATCATCGTTGACCACGATGAACTGGAGCCGGTGAAGATGACCGACGTGGAGCCGAGAGTTGTCACGCTGGACATCGAGACGGACGACCGGGGCGCTGGCTTCCCCGACCCCGGAGAGGCCCGCATCCTCTCCATCGCCGTCCACGACTCCTACGACGAAGAGTACGAAGTCTTCCTCGACGTGGACGGCGAGTCGTTCGAAGACTTCTTCGACCTCTCGGCGGTGGAGCGGGCGAAGATGGCCGATGGCGACTTATCGCTGTCAGACATCGGCTTGACCGAGCCGGACAGCCTCAACTTCGAGCCATCCGAACGGCGGATGCTCATTGCCTTCGGGTCGTGGATTCAGGACAAGAACCCCGACATCATCGTTGGGTGGAACTCCGGCGACTCGAAGAAAGACGGCTTCGACCTCCCGCACATCATCGAGCGGATGAAGTCGGTCGGAGCGTCACCACAGCGCCTCTCCCGAGAGCGAGAGGTAGAGGTGGACGACCGAGGCGACGACTTCAAGCCGAGCATCACAGGCCGTGCGCTCTACGACCTGATGGACGGCTGGGGTGACACGAAGTTCACCGAGCCGCGCTCGTTCAAACTGGACGACGTAGCCGCCGACGCTCTGGACGAGACGAAGATAGAGCATCAGGAGCAGGGCTACTTCGAGATGTACCGGGACGACCCGGTGAAGTTCGTGAACTACAACGTAAAAGACACCCGGTTGACCGTGGGTGTCAATGAGGCAGAGAATGTTCTCGGCTTCAAGAAGCGGCTGAAAGACATGGTGGGTGTGGACTGGCGGCGTACCCACCAGAACAACGAGTACATCGAGATGTCCGTCCGGCGGAAGTGTGCTGAACACGACCTCGCCATGATAACGGCGTGGGACAACCCGGCGGTCGCCAACTCGAACAACAACGACGAGGTGAACTACGAAGGCGCTCACGTCGAGGAAGCGTTCTCCGGCGTGAAGTACAACGTCTGCGGGGTTGACCTTGCGTCCCTCTACCCCATGACCCAATGGATGCTCAACGCCTCACCGGACACCCGGATTGAGGTTGAGAAGGGGACGGTCGAGTGGTACGAACTGAAAGACGAGATTGACGGCCAGTACGTCGAGGCCGCCAACGGCCAGATGTTCCGTACCGACCACGACGGTATCATCCGAGAACTTGTGGACGAGTACCACGAGGTGAAAGCGGAGTTCAAGGCGCAACGGAACTCCGCCGAGTACGGAACCGACCTGTGGGACGAGTACGCTGAAGCGTACAACGTCACGAAGACCATCTACAACTCGTTCTACGGATACTCGGGATGGGCGCGTTCACCGCTCTACAATCCGAAGGACGCGGCGGCTATCACCCTCACCGGCCAGCGCGTCATCAAGGCCACGTCCGAGTACATCAGCCAGAACGCGGCAGAGGGGGCTGAAGTGGTCTACGGGGACACCGACAGCAACTATGTCGAGTTCCCGACAAATTGGAGTCAGGAGTACACGCTGGCTTACGCTGAAAAACTGTGTGCTGAACTGGAGTCGCAGGTCTACCCGGTGCTGTGCGACGAGTTCAACATCCCGAGAGAACACAACCGCTGGGAGATTGAGGTGGAGATGCGGGCCAAGCGGTTCTTCATGTCCGGTTCGAAGAAGAACTACGCCTACCTCAAGATGTGGGACGAGGGCGACGACCTTGACGAGAAAGTCAAGGACGGCAAGGGCAAGTTCGACGTGACAGGCTATCCCTGCGTGAAGTCGAACTTCTCGATGCTGACGAAGGAGACGCAGGAAGAGGTTCTGGAACAAATCGTTCGTGGAGCCGATAAGGACGCCGTGGTGAAGACAGTCCACGACGCCGCGTCTTCCATCGACCCGGCTGACCCCGACTGGGACAATCTCGGCATCCCACAGGGCCTCGGCCAGAAGATAGACCCTGACAACCCGGACGGCGACGACAACTACTCGTGGTCTACGACCGGCGACCATCCACGAGGTGAAGCGCCACGGGCGGCGTGGTTCGCCAACCACCTTCTCGATGTGGAGTTCGCCAAGGGAGACAAGCCGAAGCGAGCGAAGGTGAAACCCGGACAGACGGTCAGGGGCGAAGGAGTAGATGTCATCGCCTACGAAGATGCCTACGACCTCGAAGACATCGACCTGAAGATTGACGCCAGCGAGATGCAACGGAAGTGTCTCGCCAATCCGATGGAAGACATCCTCGACGCCTTCGGCGTGGAGACGCAGGCGGCTCTCGCCGGGAAGACGCAGAGCCAGAGCGGGCTGGAGGCGTTCATGTAGATGGCAGAGAAGTTGCTCACCAAGTCGGCTGACCTGCTCCTCGAACAGGGCTACGAACAATTGGAGACGACGCACCAGAGCCGGTGTCGGTCGTCCGGCATCCGGCATACGGTCTTCACCCGGAAGGGCGAGGAGTTCCATCTCGGTGCGAAGGAGTACGTCTACAAGGGCCTCGCTTCGTTCGGTGAGAATCAGGTCGAGCGGGCCGTCGAGCGTGACGCCATGCTCGTCCTCTACATCGACCGGCAGGAGAAGTTCTTCGTCTTCGATGCGAAGTACGTTGAAGACGAAGGCGAGGTTGTCAACGGGCCGGGCGATAAGGTAGATGACCAGCGATGGGTGAACGTCCCCATCGAAGACGGCGCTGACCTTACCGGGTACATCTACGGCGCGGAGTCCCCCGAGACGATGGCCGGAGACAACGAAGAACTGGGGGCGTTCATGTAGATGGCTGTCTACGATGAACACCCCGGAATCGTGACCAGCGACGACGAGACGCTAATCGAAACGGCCTTCAACGAGATGATGGCCGTCGAGATGCTGGCCCGCGAGACTGAAATCTACGCGGCGTGGCGTGCTGGCTACGACTTCCTGTACGTCCTATCGGAGTTCGACATGATGGACATGACGTTAGAGTTCATCCCATCGAACGACCCGAAGCGACGGTTCGAAGGTCAGCGGGTCGAACGGTACGACCTTCGTGAAGAAAATCTCCCACCGAGAGCGAAGGAGATTCTGGAGAGGTTCAAGCCATGAAGTGTCCCGGCTGTGGGAAGGAAGGCCCGTTCATCGAGAGCAACGGCTACGAACTACTCTACGCCGCAGATAGGGAAGGCAAGCATCGCTGTGAAGACTGCGGCGAGGAGTTCTGGTGGCCGTGACTGACCACATCCACGGTGAGGGCAGTTACGTAGAGTGCGACCGATTCTACGTAGTCAACGTCGTCACCTACGAGGAACACGACTCCAACCTTCCCGAGAAGTTCCACCTCGACCACGACTGCTACTGCGGGGCTGATGCGACCCACTACGCACGGGTAGGCTTCACGACCTACGCGAACCCGGAAGGTGAGAGAGAACCGTGGCCTGACCACATCACTCAGACCTTCAAAGCGCACCGTTGCGACGAACACGGCTTCGAAGAAGACGACAACTAACTAACCCAACCATGACAGACACAACTACAATCAGCGGCGCAAGTACCGATGCAGAAGTAATGCTTCCCGAAGACGAACTGGAAGATGGCGTCATCGACCAGATTCAGACGATGATAGACCACGAAGCGTTCGAGAACGACGTGGCTATCATGCCCGACACGCACGTCGGCTCCGGTGCAGTCATCGGCTTCACGATGCCTCTCGGAAACCGAGTCGTCCCCAACACCATCGGCGTGGACATCGGCTGTGGGATGTACGCGGTGAACTTCGGGAACGTGGACTACGACCGGAAGACCCTGCAACTGTGGGACGAGGAAATCCGCGATAAGGTTCCGATGGGGTTCAAGGTCTACGGCGACGACGGTCACTCCGAGCAGGAGTACCACATCGGCAACGACTTCCCGTGGAACGAAGCGAGCAAGAAACTCGTTGACTTCGAACGGGAGTACGGAGTCCTTCACAGCACGTCAGTCCACGGCAAAGGATACGACCTCGACTACCTGAAAGACCTGTGCGACCGAGTTGGCTACGACATGACTCGGGCCATCAACTCCATCGGGACACTCGGCGGCGGCAATCACTTCATCGAACTGGGCCACAGCGATAAGACCGGACTGTGGGCTGTCATCCACAGCGGGAGTCGGGGCCTCGGACTGAACGTAGCCCAGCACCATCAGGAACGGGCGTCCGACCTTCGAAGCGCCGAGATGTTCGACCAAGACCGACTTCCCGAGGGCTACCAAGAGTACGCCAACGCGAAGTTGGAGCCTCATGCCGAGAAGATTCGCGCCGACTTCGAAGGCAAGCAAATCGGTCAGGTCTTCGACATCATCAGCACGGCCCGAAGCAACGCCGTGCAGGAGTTCGATGATGACCTCGCCTATCTGGAGGGCGAAGAAGCCCACCAGTATTATGTGGACATGATTTTCGCGCAGATGTACGCCTCTCAGTCGCGGAAACTCATGATGTCCAAGGTCGCCGAGGTCGTCGGAGCCATCCCGAAGACTCCCATCGAAGCCGTCCACAACTTCATCGACTTCGAAGACATGACCATCAGAAAGGGAGCGACCCGCGCCGCCGAAGATGAAATCGCCGTAGTCCCCTTCAACATGAGGGACGGCACGCTTCTGGTTCGTGGCAAAGGCAACGACGACTGGAACCAGTCGGCTCCACACGGTGCTGGCCGGGTGATGTCCCGAACCCAAGCGTTCGATGAACTGGACGTGCAGGACTTCAAGGAGACGATGGCCGACGTGGAGTCGTCTTCAGTCAACGGCGAAACTCTGGACGAAGCGCCGATGGCGTACAAGCCCGCCGACCTTATCGAAGACGCCATCACCCCGACCGCCGAGGTCGTTGACCAAATCAAGCCTGTGCTGAACCTCAAAGCCGAGTGATGGAGAGACGAGACTTCCTTGCGAGCGCAATCTCCAGCGTCCTCGCCGCCGCTGGGTTGGGGACAGCCGCCGCGACTGACGACGACTGCCAGCCCGAGATGCACGGCGGCGAGACGGTCGCTCCATCGGCGTGTGAGTGCTGTCAGAAACTCCACGAATACAACCAGAAAGTCAGAACCGAGCTGGTTCCGAACACGGAGTACGAACGACAGAAAATCAAGCGAGCAGTTGACCCCGAGAACCACTCGTGGGAGGGTGACTGCCTTTACACCGAAGCAACCCCCATCGTCAACGACCACGCTCACGAAGACCACCAGTTCACGAAGGAAGACGTTCGGGAGATGGACTACGACATCAAAGTCTCCCACACCGCCAGCATCGTTGACGTGACCGTCACCATCAACCCGCCGATGCCGCTCAGAGTCATCGAGTCTACTGTCACGGTGGGTGACGTAGATGGGTGAGATTTGCCGACTGCTCGAAAACGCAGGTAGGATAGAACGCTTCTACGTAGAGTGTCAGGACTGCGGTGGAGTTGTTCTCGACTCGGCTCGGCAAAACATCCCGGCGGGGATGCCAGAACACGTTGAAGCGATGGCCGACACAGCAATACGGTCACACGCAGAACAGCCTGAAGTCCTCGTAGTCCGAGGGGAGAAGAAAGAGATGTACGACTGTGATTCGTTCGAAGTCGTCATCGAGAAGGCGGGGGAGCCGCGCATCGACCCGACGACAGACCCCGACCTCGATGTTGATGTGACTGTTCAGTAGCGAGCAGGCCGGGATTCGAACCCGGAAGCCGAATCATACGGGGACTGTCTGAAAGAGGCTTCTAATTGTCCTCCATCATCGGCTCTCCCTGACCCGGCAAAGCCCGGTTTAATCCGGGCCGCCTTTACCAGTTTGGCTAACTGCCCACCGTACCCCATCAGACGGAGCCACTTGAACAGCGTTGTTATAGTTAGATACCAAATACAAAATGGAAGACAGAAGAGCATACGACTTCGCGTTCCGAGTCGGTAGCATCGTCAGCATACTAATCGCGGTCTACGCCTACTTCGGCAACACCCTCGCGGGCTTATCGCTGTTGGCCGTGTGGTGTCTAATCATCCTGTTCGTCCTGCCATGGGTCTATCTCTTCTACGTGGACAAGATAGGCCAGATACCTGACTGGGCCATCCGAGGCCCGCACCAGTAACGTAAGACTTAACCTGCCGCGACTCTACTCTTCTAACCAGTAGTTCCCATCTCAACGGAAGCGACCATCAGCAGGGTGGTTGCGTGCCAAACCTGACTTAGGCGATGGAAGTCAGGATAGGAGCCGGGGTAGCAGTAATGGCCGTCAGTATAGTTTTACCTTCTTGTTAACAGCGATAAGGTCGCTGTTGGTGTACTGCTGTAACAGCGGTTATAAAAATAAAAAAGACCCCCAGCGGGGATAGAGACATTGAGTCTCTGTCCCTGCTGGGGGATTTTTGTCGTTGTAGCCTAAGACTTGAAGTGTACCTTCAAGTGTGCTGAAGTCCACTTGAAACTATGGAGTTGAGTCCTCGTCAAGTGGCCTTCGTGAAGTCCGAAATGAAGAGTGTCCAAGATGATGATGCTCGCCAGCCGACCGCAAGGGTCGAGGCCGGTCGCATCGCAGAAGAAGCAGAATCCGTACTCACCGAGTAACCATTGCTGTGAAGCCAAACTCCCCGCCCCGAACCCACCCGGTGAGGTGGACTACCAGTCGTCCAAGTCGTCGCTGAGGTCTTCCAGTTCTTCGTCGTCAGCCGTCGCGTAGTTGAGGCCAGAGATGGCCGCCGCGCCGAGCAGGTAGACCGCTATCCATCCTGCTGTTTCGAACTCGGACGGGACGTAGGCAGAGAAGGCATGGTCGAGGATGTTCTCCATCGTGAAGACCAGTAGTACCGAACTAAGCACTTCAGCCGGTACGAAGAAGTCGAAGATGCCAGCGAGAGAGCGAAGTTTACCCACGACACGTCATCGTGGCTACTTCTTCAGGTCGGCAATCTCAACCAAGAGTTCGCCGTCCTTCGTCTCGCCGAGGCTCAGGGAATAGCCCATCTCTTCGAGGGCATCCTGATGATTGCTGATAGTATCTATCTCGTCGCGGATTTGACCGAGCCGCTGGAGAAGGTTCGATGCGTCACCGTCGTTGCCGATGGAAATGTCGGCGCGAATTTCAGTCATGGTTCAGTTAGCCGCACTTCGACCAGCCGCACTCCGCGCAGGTGGGACACCCGCCGCCCATGAAGACCTGACCCGGACAGTCAGGCTTGTCGGGGTTCGGGCATTGTACCATCTCACCCATCGCTACTGAATCTCTCCTTCAGCGCACCGACGACGGTCTTCGACCACGTAGACGGGCGAGTCAGCAGAGCGATGATGAAGAACAGAAGCGGTACGTCGTTCTCCAGAAGCCACTCGTATGGGATAGCGTCAATCATGTCGTGTTAGGTTGACGTAGGTTCGCGTGTCGATGAGGTCGGCCATGTAGTCGGCGGCCTCGGCCTCGATGTAGTCAGCGCCCGGATAGCGCCCCGGATAGAGGTGTTTGATGGGCGTCTGCCGCCAATCGGGTTCGTGATGGGCGTAGATTTCGCGCCCCGTCTTGCCGTCACGCCGCTTGAACAACGTGATGTGGAGTTGGTAGCCGTCCCGAACGTAGTCGTTCGGGTCATCATCCGCCAGAAGACACCACGTTCCCTCGGACTCGCGGCCATCCTCTGCCGACTTGAAGCAGGCGATGGGATTGCGGATGAAGCCGAGGTCTTCGAGAACGCGCTCGAACTCTTCCTCGTTCACAGCCACCTTACCGACGTACTGTTCGTCGTCGGACGTTCCGATGGCGTAGCCGCCCAGTTCGTTCAGGTAGGGATGAAGTTTCGGATACCAGTAGTGGCGGAATCCCTCTATCCAGTCGTCGTCACTATTCGTGAGTTGTGTTGGCAGGAGTTTGGAACTCACTCGTTGTTTTCGTCGGGGAGAAGTTCCCGATACCGCTCTCGGATGTTTTCGGCAACATCCGAATCGACTTCAGCGTAGGTTTCCTTCGCTTTAGCCGTGTCGTTGATGCCTGTTCCCTCAACTTCCACAACCGCTTGTGCCGCGAGGTCTTCGTCGTCAGGCGACCACGAGACGATGTGGCCGCTGTTAGTTTTTCTTTCGTACATTATTATGCCACCACGAATCCGCTGATGTGAACATCGGTATCATAACCTTGGTATTTCTTAAATGTATCTCCACCAGTAACTACAATTTCAAGAGTCCCCGCGCTATTTGTGGAACCATTCAAAATTATATTTCCATTGATTTTAAGTTGAGGAGTGCCCCCAGAGTGTGTCACAGTTACTTTCCAGACTTCTCCAGATGGAACTGTCGTAGTTTCGTCTTCTCCGAGTTGAATACTAATCGGACTGTTATCGACTGTTGCGTTAACCATTGTTGTGTTTTAGATGAAGTCGTAGGCGAGAGCGCGTTTCTTGATGAAAGACTCGCTCTGGCCGAGTTCGCTCGCGTGTTGACCGTCTACCGTATCTGCGTCGAGGCCGTTGGACTGAACCGAACCGGATGGGACGTGGCCTGCGGAATCGTCCCAAATCGTTTGCTGAACATCGTTACCGTTGACTTTGTTAATGTCGGCGTTGTCGAGGTTGAGGTTTCCTTCATCAATGAAGGTCCCCGCTATACCACTTAGAACAACGGCGTCCGGCCCCGCACCTTCGTAGCCGCCGTCGTTTTGGGCTACGAGACGTAGTGCTGAACTTTCATCGTTCGTGTCAGCATCAGTCCAGTAGTCGTCGTGGTACTCGATGTAGCCGTAGTCAGAACCAGAGTTCGAGTTCGATTCGAACGTGATGGCCGTGACTGAACCGCCCGCACTTCCCGGTTGGAAGTACAGGTCGTTCGTTTCCATCCGAAGTCGGCCCGTCATCGTGTCGCCAGACTCGTGTACGAACTTATTGTCGGCCTGTCCGGTGTCGTAGAAGTTGTTGTTCGTCCACTTGCGAGTGGCTACGCGGTTTCCGTTTTCTGTGAATTTATCAGACTCTAAGGTAATCGGGCCGTTTGAAGTCTTGGGAACCAGTTTAACTTCGCTGGTTCCAGACTGATAAATGACAATTTCGTCCCCGTTGGCGTCAGTAAACCGAAGGTCGTTAACCCGGTCAATGTTGCCGTTGCCCATTTTTACCGCGTTGCCATCCATGTCAAGCGAACCAGACATGGTATCGCCCGACTCCAGCACGTAGCGAGAGTCGTCAACGTCAACGTTGACTGAACCGCCGAGGGCAACCGTACCGCCACCGTTCAGGCCCGTGCCAGCATTGACGGTGACGCTATCGTTCTGAAGCCGACCCTGCGGGATGTGACCGGCAGAGTGGTCCCAAACAACGGCCCCGTTCTGGTCAACGAGGTCGGTGTGGTTCTCGACAGGGTAGTTCCCCATGTCCAGAGCGCCGGTCATCGTATCGCCGTCGCGGAACATAATGTCCCGCCACTCCCCCTTATCGGTGTCCCACAGTTCCAGACGCTCGCCGCCTTGGTCGTGGTAGAGATGAGACGCTTCGGGGGAGCCGGGTTCGCCACCCGTTCCACCATAGTCGGCCTCAATCCGACTGTTCGTGAGCGGAATCAGGTGGTCTTTGATGTCGCTGACGATGTGGGTCGTCAGGAAGTTGTCCCACTCGTCAACGGGCTGTTCGCCCTCGACGTAGTTGTAGCCGTCCGGGTATTCCGCACCAGCGGCTCCCCACGTCTTAAGATTCGTTGTGTAACTTGCCATGAGTTATTCGATAAGGCCCGCGTAAGTGCCGCCGTTGTCCTTCGGTTCGCCGTTGGTGTCCAGTCCATCGTAGCCCTTCGAAGAGTCCCAGTTACCGTTCTGGTACTCGGTCGGCGTGATGTACGTGAAGGTTCCCCGGCGAATCGCGCTGAGATTGAAGCCAGCGGCGATGAGGCTTTCAGCGATGTTGACGAACTCGCTGTTCGTGATTTCGAGTGAGTCGAGGGCGCTCCCCGGAACGGCCAGCGTAATCGAACCGTGACCGTCTTTCCTGAAGTCGATTTTCTGGATGCGAACGTCGAGAAGTGTGGCGACGTTGCTGACCAGTTCGTCTATACTTCCTTCGTTCGTGACGTGCTGGAACTCGACCAGAACCCGCGTCCGGTACTTCTCCTTCCCCTCGTTCTGCTTCGAAGGGAGTTGCACCATCTTCGCCAGTTCCTCCAGTTGCGCGACCGTCTCCGCTTCCTGCGGCGTGGTCGCGTTGTCAACAGACTCGATGTCGGCGTCCAGCCGGTCGATGGCGTGGCCGACCGTATCGAGCAGTTTGAAGTTGCCGGTGGATTCGTCGGTCGGCATCCAGCCGGGAAGTCGGCGAAGGATGTAACTGCCGGAGTCGGACTTCTCAGACTCCTTGATTTCTGCTCCCATCAGTCAATCACTTCGGCGTTGTCTCGAAGGTCAGCGAACCGTCCACGCCGTCGGACGTTGCGACTTGGTTGTCGGCAATGGCGATGTTCGAGGTCGCGGTCGGCGTGCTGTCGGTGTCAACCGTCAGGTTGGACACGTCATACACACCTTCCACGTCCCGAATCTGGTACTCGATTTCTCCGTAGACAACATCGTCGCCAGCGCCGAGGCCCTGCGACTCGTTGCCGGTCGTGAAGATGCCGCCGATGTGGTCGATGATAGAGTCTCGCACCGCGTCTTTCCCATCGAAACTGTCAGCAACAGTCAGGTCGGCGTCAACGTAAATCTGAATCGGCTCCGGTCGGGAGAAATCGACCGAGAACGTCTGCCCGTTATCGAGTTCAGACGGAGCGGAGTCAGCCGTGCCGTTCTTCCCACCGAAGGACGTGTCACCAGCGGCCATCGTTTCGAAGATGGCGTCGGCGATGTCTTGCGAGTCGCCGCCTTCAGCGACGATTTCGAAGCCGTCGGTGGTTTCGTTGCTGTCAACGTTTATCTTGAAAACGCTGACCGAGGTGACGCCCTCGACCGAACTGACCGCGCCGAAAAGGGCGGGGACGGAAGCCCGCGACCCCTGCGACAGTTCGACCTTCGCCCGCTCGCGCAGTTCCTCGTCGTTCTCTTCACGGTTGCCACCATCGACTTCGTTCTTGTTCGTGACGTTCTCGATGCCGCCCGGCGGGTCGGGCATCGTCTCGATGGTGTTCGGCGCGGTGTTCGAGTCGGGGCCGTTTTCGACAGCCTCGACTGGAGCATCGACCGCCGTGGCCGTGAAGTAGTCCCAGTATTTCGCACCGTTGGCGTCACCGCTCGTGAAGCCAATGCCACCCTCCGTGTGGGTGGTGTCGTAGCCCGTCAGGTAGGCGAACTGGTCATCGTTGCCGTCGAGGAAGTAGAGGGTGAAGTCACCACTCCGCTCCCAACTGACCTTCACCTTCACGCGCTGGTTTTTCGGAACAGCCGCTCCGGTGTCTTCTGCGACGACCGTGTTCGCGCCACCCTCCAGAACTTCCAGCGCAACGCGGCCAGAGTTCTGGTCTACGACGACCTGATACTTGTTGTCGGCGTTCCGGTAGGCGAACTCAGTAATCGAGATTGCGTTGTTCTCGACCTGCGTGTAGAACCTGAAGTCCGTGCCGTGACGAACCGTCCAGTTCGTGTTGTAGATGCCGACGCCAGCGGTGGCTGGCCCCTCCAGCGAGTTGTCGCCTTCAAGAACGGTCGTAGACTGCACGCCGAAGCCGGTCTTGTCGCCGTCATATTCGATGATGTCACCATCAGAGAAGTTGTCGTACAGGCGAAGCGTGGCCGACTTCGTAGTCTCGTACCTCGTCGGCTGTGAACCGCTCGTCTGAACGGTCGTGCCTGCTCCAGCGATGTAGGTGGACTCGGCAGGCGTCGTTCGGCTGAAGGTAACGTACCCAGTCGCGGGACCGGCCTTATCGCGGCTGACACCGATAAGGGCGCAGAGGAGGTCAAGGGCCGTGTCGCTGGCGTAGTCGATTTGCGTAGAGTCGAGAACCAGCCCGATGTCGGACTGAGCCTCGGCAAGACGCTCGGCGATGGGACGGTAGAATCGCCGGATGACGTTCAGCGAGGTGTCGTTCAGTTCCTCGTCCCAGTAGTCCTTCGCGTCGGCCACCATCGCATCGAGGATGGCCTCGGCGGTCTTCTCTTCCAGTCGTCCGTCGTTAAGTGTCATTGGTTAGTTAACTACTGGTGACTTCAGTATCGAGGAGGTTGATGTCGCCAGACTCGTAGAAAATCTCCACCTGATAGGTGTCTGGTTGGTTCTCCTTCTCGGACACGGCGACCCGACGGATGGCGTCGAGATTTTCGTGTTCTCGGGCGACCCGAGTTACCTGAAGTGTGATTTTCTCTTTGATGTTCTCGCCCTTCTTCAGGCCGGGAAGAGTATCGTACATGAACTCAGTCAGCGCCACGCTGACCGACTGTTCGAACGCATCCCGACCTTCCACGGTTGCGAGGTCGTGTCGGTCGTCAAGATGGACCGAGAAGTTGCTATTGAGTGAAAGGTCTGCCATCGTGAAGTTCGGTGAGCCGCGTTGTTTACTGCTTAGTACCGTTGATGAAAACGTCGCCAGAGGCGTCGAGGTGGAGGTCGTAGTCGCCGTTTTGCTTCTCCTCGAAGTAGACCCGAGTACCACCGTCGAGTTGGATGGCGAGTTCTCCCTCCTTCATGTCATCCGGGGTTTCGCTTTCCCGGCTGATTACGTCAGATATGAAACGAGTCCCGTCCGCGAGGGTGTCCATCGCAACGGTTTCCCCCTGCTTCGGAACTTGGATGAAACCCGAGTGGGGCTTCAGAAGCGGAACGTCGCGGTACTCTGTGTCCATGCGGATAGCCCGCACGTTACAGTAGACCACGCCGTCTTCGTAGTGGGAAGTCGTGACAGTTCCGTGTTCCATGTGAAGTTAGATTCCCTCGAAGAGGCCGCCCTTCAGACTGCCGTCGTCAGCGATTTCGTCGTCGTCAACCCACTCCCCAGCCTTGGGGTCGAAGTAGGTCATGTAGGCTTCTATCTCCACGTCGGGGTACATCCCCAAGTCCGCGAAGACCTGCCACTCTCCGTTATTCGAGACGCTGTGTTCGACCTCGCTGACGAGGTAGGCTTCGTTGTTGACGAAACTGCCGCACACCTCGTCCGGGTTATCGGGGCTATCCCCGACCTCGCCAGACGTAGACGTGGGGTCATCGAAGTAGTCGTCTTGGGGGACCATCTGGAGTAGGTCGCCCGGAGTCAGGTCGATGACGTTGCTGACTTCTGTTCCCGACAGCGCGGGGTCGAGTTCGACCGTGCCAGCGTTCTGCTGTTTCATCCGCTCGCCGAGAGCGAGCCGGGCTACGTGCGGCAGAGCATCGCGCTTCGCCTTCGTAGACTTGACAGAGAAACTGGTTCCGTAGTCGATGTCCTTCCGCTTCGCAATCCCCATCGCCTTCACGTCGTTCGAGCCACCTTTGTCGAACCAGCCCAGCACGTCGAGGTCGATGCCGGGTTCGTCCACCCACGCACCTTCAACGATGACGCTCTGGATGGGTTCCCGACCGTGACTGATGCTCGGGTCTTTGTAACGCCAGACCCTATCGTCGCTCGCCGCCGCGACGTGACGGACTTGGTTGGCCTCGGGAAGGCCGACGACCAGCACTCCGTTGCGATTCACCCACGACTTCAGACGGAACTTTTGATTCAGTCGTTGTAGTGCCTTCTGTGGGCTGATGTTGTCGAAGTCAACCGCGTAGGTGGACTCAACGACTTTCTTCGTCTCGTCGTCTTCGGCCATCTGTTGCCGGTATCGACCACCCCGACCGGAAGCACTCCGGTTGCCGTAGAGTGTTCGAACCTGCGAATCAGGAAGTGTGAAGCGAACCTCGTCTATGAGGCGATTCGAAGCGGCCTCGACAACGGTGGTGTAGATTTCTTCGAGGTTGACAGTATCACGTTGTTGGTCAACCACACCGTCGCCGAGTGCCTTGTGTAGGTCGTGAAGTTGAAGATGGGTGTTCTCACTCCCGTAGTCCACCCAGTCGGGGCGGAACATGAGCCGCTGGATAGGGTCGCCGTTGTAGCAGACATCAGCGGGCAAAAGCCCGTACATCGCCCCGCCCTCGTAGCGGGTGTGGGGCTTCATCTGCTCGCCGACTTCCCAGTCCAGCGTGGCCCGACAGAAGTCGTACTCTGTACGGGACATCTTCAGGCTCATCTCGATTGGACGAACCTCGAACGGGTCGCCGTCGTTGACATCCCGAAACTTAATCGTCCAATCGTGGTCACAGGTCATGGGTTAGTTGTTGGTACTCGGCGGGTCCTGCATGATGGCGGTCACAATCTGATTGTTTCCGCTATCGTGTTCGTCGCGGCCCGTCGAAACGAGGTCAAGCGTGAACTTGAACATCCATTGACGGGTGTGTGGGTCCCAGCCTTGCTGGTTCCCCAGTTCGCCCTGTTTGATGAAGCACTCCATACCACCGCTCGGCGTGAGCGGAGACAGAAGGTCTACCTTCCCTTCGTGGTCGAGCAGACCTTGGAAGAGGTTGATTTCTCCCTGAAGAATCTTCCCGGTGACGTGGAACTCCCGGTTCTTGATGGCCTTGATGGAGACAGATTCTCCACCACAGTTGCCACCGTAGCGGGACAGTTCCTTCTTCTTCATCTGCGTGAAGTCTTCCGGGTAGAACTCCGGCACGAAACTCCACCCAGTATCCGTCGGGTCAATCTCGAACCCGAGTTGTTCGTTCGGGTTCGAGGAGATGTAGTCTACCTCGTTCTCCGGTTCACCCGGCGAGTATCCCGAGTGTGCGAGTGAGTGAGGCATTAGTTGCTGTCTTCAGGTGGAGTGTCGGAGTTTTCTGAACTGGTTTCTACGTCAGGAAGACTCTGTGCGTCGTTCGTCTCGTTGACGCGAGTCACCGTGTCTTCCATCGCCTTCTGCGAAGCGTAGTCGTCTCCGCCGCCGGAGTTGATTTCGTAAGAGCGGTTGTCGTTGTAGACCATCTGGCCGCCACCGCCGGGGCCACCGACACCGCCACCGCCGCCACCGCCGGGACCGCTGGGAACACCGGATGCTCCCATCGCCCCGGCTGTGACCGCGCCGCCGATTACTGTTGCCGCACCGAGCGTCAACAGGCCAATGGCGGCAACGAGTGCGAGGGTCGCGGCGACCGCGCCCCACGTACTCATCTCGTAGCCGAACATCATGAGGGCGGCATCGGCGATACCCGAAGCCAGCGTCATGAAGCCAGCGTACAGCGCGTATATCATCCCGGCGGCCTTCCCGAGGACGAATAGCCACCCGACCATCGCAATGAGGCCGATAATAATCTCCGAGTTCAGAACCTCGCTGATGAACACGAGCAGATTGAACAGCGGAGTGAAGGCAGTCAGCACCTTCGCAACTGCCATCGAGACGTTGTACGCCGCGACAGCGAGTTTCAACATATCCTTACCGAGTCCAATCAGGAGTTCCTGATTCTTCGAAGCCGCTTGGATAAGCCACTCGAAGAAATTCAGCAGGCCAGAACCGATAAGGCCGCCGAAGGTCGTCGTCAGGTCGCTGATGGCCGCTTCGTTCTCTACGATGATGTTGACCGCTTCGGTCATCCCTCCAGCGAGGGCTGAACCGAGTTCGTAGAGCGTGTCTTCGTAGACCGTCAGGCCCTCCATTGCTTCAGCAACAGGCTCCAGCCCCTCCGGGGCGGAGTCGAACATCTGCGCCTGAATCGGCGCGAACTGTTGCATCGTCGGCTGGAAGGTCTGGAACATCTCCTGTTTCAGACCGCGCATCTGTTGCTTCGCTTCAGCAACAGAGCCGGACAAGGATTCGGCGTGACCGAGTAGGCCGAGGCCAACGATGGCCCCGCCAGCGGCGGCGACGGAACCCATCGCGGCGGCCACACCGAGGAGTTGCGTACCGAGGGCAACTGCGACCGGCAAGAGGGCGGCCATCAGTTGCATATATTTGCCCATCGTGGGCTTCAGTTTCCGAAGTTTCCCACCGAGGGCATCGGTGCTGTCACCGAGTGCGCTGAATCCGTCAGCCTTGGATTCAATGCCGTCGAGTTTGCTCAGGAAACTGTTTCCGTCGATGATGTCAGAGTTCGAACGTCCACTCCGACTACCACCAACCGAGAAACCAAGTCCGGGCGCGTTGCCCCGGTTATCGGACGGGGTGCTGAATCCGCCGCCCATCTCAGGTTCGAGTTCTGCGGCAGAAAGTCCGGCCTGCTTCCTCGCTTCGACGTTGAAGTCGGTGAAGTCGTAGCCACCGACCCCATCTTCAACTTCAGCGCGAAGCGACTCTCGTCGTTCCCTGAGGTCTTCTCCTATCGAGTCGTAGTCGAGAAGACCGCCGTCTCCACCGCCACCCATGAAGCCATCCCCGCTCTGTGTGGGGTTCTCCATCAGGTCGTTCAGTTCCTCGGTCGTCAACTCCGACATCCGCTTGTCGTAGTTGAGTCCGTTGTCACCGAACGGAGTGTCAATCGGCGCGGCGGCCTCGTCGCGCTTCTCCATCAGTTCGGAGAAGCCATCGACCATGTTGACCGAGTGTTGCTTGAACTCTCGGATTCGGTCTTCGAGGGTATCGACCCGAGGCATATCCGACCCGTGTGACGGGTCAGCACCGCGTGCGAAGTCTTCCATCGAAAGTTCCCCACCCATCTGCTCGACGGTTCCGGGGAAGTCGTCGGAAAGGCCCTCTTGGAAGTCCATCCGCTTCAGATTCATACTCTCGGGGTCAAGGCCGAAGCCAGTCCGAGTCCCGAGACGTTGCATCATGTCGGATGGAGTGAAGCCCGGTGCGTTCTCTCCAAGGTTCGACGTGCGGCTATTGCGAGTCTTGAAAAGGTCGCCAACGTCCGAGTTGGACATCAGCGTATGCTCGCCGTAAGTACGTTCGAGAAGGTTTGCTCGCTCGCCGCCGTCGGTCGCGCTCGCCGTCGAGGTATCCACGTCGCCGAAGTCGCTCAGTTTGTGAACCAAGCCACTCGGAGGGTCACTTCCTGTGCTATCCCCAGTATTAGTGGAACCGTCCGGGCTATCTGGAACGACAGAAACCTCAGCGCCGTCCAGTTCCTTCGCGGCCTGCTTCAGGTCGCCCGCGAGATTGTCCATGTCCACGTCCACCCCTTTGAGGGCTTCCGAGAACGCTTCAATCTCGTCGGTGATGTTGCCGATGTCGGCATCGAAGTCGATGTCGATGTCGTCGGCAACCCGTTCGAGTCCCTTCAGCGAAGCGGCAACTGCACCGATTTTGCCGGTGGCTCCAGCCGCGTTAAGGTCAAGTTCGATTTCAACAGCCATTAGTCAGATTCGTGGACTTCGTGGTCGGGGTTCAGTTCTTTATTCACGTAGCGAACCGTCTCTTCTTGACCCATCCCCGAGTTGTTGGGTGAGCCACCGGGACTGCCGCCACCGCCAGCACGGGAGTTGCGGGAGGGCGTACTGCCGCCGCCCTGATTATTCCGCATCTCCTCACGCTTGCGCTCCTGTTCTTCTGCTTCGGCCTTCTCTGCCGCGTCGAGAACCTGATTTTGGAAAGGCGTCAGGTCGCCCATGTGGTCTACACCGGGAAGGTCGCAAACGCCCCGGCTGTGGTTCTCAACTCGGTTCTTGAAACTACTCGCCGCCCCCGTCTCTGCGAAAGGCTTCGGCCTTATCGGCGTCAGACGAGATTTCCAGCACCCGCTCGGCGATAATCAGGGACTTGCCGCCCTGAAGCATCGAGACGATTTCCTTCACCCCTTCCTCGTCTTCGCCTTCTGCGATGCCTTGGGACGTGTCGATGCCCATGACAGCGGCCTCGTGCATGATTTCCACGAAGGCTTCATCGAACTGGCCGGGGTCGATGGTGTCGCTGGCCTCGTCCTTGCCCTCTTCGAGGGCTTCCTGCGCTTCCTCGGGGTCGAGGTCGAGGCGGTTTTCGAGGAAGGCCGCAATCGGAAGGAACTCCTCGTCCGTAAGCGGTCGGACGTACAGTTCGCCTTCCATGTCGTAATACGTGAAGTCGATGGCCGACCGGAACTGGTCGCCCTTGATAGCCATCTCACGCAGACGGCTGATGTTCGCGTCGGTACTCTCGGCTTCTGCTTCGGTGTTCTCGGACATGAGTGAGTTTGTTTCGGTGATTAAGAGCCGCTAAAGAACGTCAGGAAAACCGCGATAAGGGGGGCGGAGTTTACGAGTCCGGCTGGTCGCTGGCCCGGTCCATCGCCACCCAGTCGAAAGCCGTCTCGGTGGCCTCCTCAGAGCGAACCTCGTAACTCTCCGAAGTCGCCAGAACGTGCTTGTAACGCTCGGGGTCGTCGGTGAGTTCGTGGTTGATGTTGATGGTCATCGGCATCGGAACGCCGTGACTATCGTAGAGGAAGTCGGTGATGGGGGCGTCCACGTCGTCGCTGTCGGACTGCTCCGAGTCGGGGACGGTCTTGGTGAACCGCGACCCCTTGAACATCATCGTACCGGAGTACGAGATGGACGTGATGGAGTAGCCGCTTGCCTTCAGCGAAGACTCCCGAATCTCGGAAATCTCGACCTCTTTCGTGGTGTCGAGCCGAGAGATGGGAATCTCGAAGTAGGCCGCGCCGTCATTCGGCTCGCCGTCGGTGTTGAAACTGCCACTCTCGTAAGTGACGCCAGATTCAGTACCGCGAGAAACGACGAGAACGATGTTTGCGGCGGATTCGATACGGTCAACAGTACCATTTCGTGCCATGATGAATTAAAGTGTGGAGAGTTGAGTCTTATCCGCCGTTTCCGATGGTGACGGTGTTCTCGATGAACCGGAGAGGTTCCACGAGGTCGATGCTCATCTCCAGCCCGGCGGTCACGGCATCCTCCTTCTGGATGTTGACCGTGTAACTGATGACGACGTTCGACTCCTGAAGTTCCGTCAGGCTGTCGCTGACCATCCCTTCCAGCGTGTTCCGAACAGTCTGACTGTTCAGTTTCCCGATGAAGGGCTTCTGGTTGTTCCGGGTCGTCTCGATGATGTAGTCAGCCGCCAGCCGGTTGAAGCCGTACTGGAGGTTCTGCTCGTCCGTGTTCGAGTCCGACACGGTGGTCGGGTCGTCCACGATACGAACACCACGGGCCTCGTCGGCCAGCGGAACGACATCCTCGTCAATCAGGCTCCCACGCTCGGCGCGGTTGAGCGTGACTGCGAGGCGCTTGTTAGTCGAGAGCCGCTTGTTGATGGGCGTAGTCGCCAGCCCGAGGCTCGCCTTGAAGCCGACGTAGGAAGCGATGGCCGAACTGTCGTCTTCGAACCGAGTCGGGTAGACGACCTGCGTCCGGCTGTCGTCGTACTGCTGGGTGAAGTTCGTCGGGTCAAGGCGGATGTCCGCCCCACCGACTGCCAGCGCGAGGTTGTACTCGTCTTCCATGTTCGCAACCGTGAGGTTGGCGTCGTCCACAACCGAGGCGTTCTCGGAAAGGGGAGCGAGGAAGTCGATGACCTCGGGGACAGTATCGACCAGAACGTCGATAGCACCGGAGTAGTCGAACGACTCGTAGTCCACGGTGTCGTTCGAGTTATCGGCGTCACCCGGCGTGCCGGGGAGTTCGACCTTGCCACGAACCGGGTTGTAGTAACACTCACCAGCGGCAGGGGAGTAGGTACTCACGTCGTCGTAGACCTTCTCGGTGGTCAGGTCGGAGCCGTCCAGCGTAACAGTAATCGAGTCGGGGTCTTCCCGAATCGGGGCGTTTGCCAGCGAGACGGTCGTAGACGCGACACCAGAGATGTCTTCGCCGTTGACCGTGTTCTCTGCTGTCGCAACCGCGTAGACGGGATACGCGCCTTCACTCAGCGCGTCGATGACCGCCGTGGTAAGCATACTCGATGCTTCCGGGCCGAACCACTCGACCGCCTTGGAAGCGCGAGTTACCTGATAGACCTTGGTGGTGTCAGCCGGATTCGTCGCGTTTGCGAGGTCCGCCTGACCAACGATTCCAACGTCACTCGGAGCCTCACCCGAAGTCGGCACAGCCGCCGAAGAGGTGAGGTCCGTAATGATGCCGGGTTCTTGATTGTCGCCGTATTGAGTCATGTTGGATTAATTAGAACTACGGATTGAACGTGAAGCCGCTCTTCACCTGTTCAAGCGTATCTTCCTGCGTGTCGCCCGGTGTTCGGACGACGGTGTGGTCGCCGTGGAACCTCGCTGAAGCCATTAGTTCGGCTTCCTTCGGCTCCGTGAACTCGTTCGTCGGGTTGCCATCAGCCCCGAGTCTGCATTGCTTGAGGTCGCCGTCGAACTGCTGAGGGTTCTCCCGAATCAGCCGAAGTTCGTGCTTCAGGTCTTCTTTCAACCTGCTAACGTCAACTTCGTCTGAATCCCTGACAAGGAACTCAACGCGAGTTCGCCAGTCGAAGTTCAGATACCGTTCGTACTCCAGAGAACCGTCGTTATCGAAGTCACCGACGGCCTCGCCCGCGAAGGCGGAGTTATGGAAGTTGAAGTCGTTTGTGTCCCAGTCGTCTATGATGACGACCGGAACGGGGCGCTCGTCTTCGAGGGCCTGTGTACGGACTGGAACCGATAAGGCCGAAGAGATGTGCGACTGGAGAGCGATGATTAGGTCGGTTTCGTCCATGAGAGAATCTACTTCAGTCCAGCCGCGCGGAGTTCGCGCTCCATGTGCTTCTCGACCTTCCGCTTCACCAGCGGCGGGCCGTAACTGCTGAGATACTGCTCGGTAGTCTCCATGAAGCCGATGCCGGAGTAACCGTCATCCTCCAGCCCTTCCTTCACAGCGAAGGACGTGATGACGATGCCGGGACTGTACTCAGCCGCGAGCCGTTCCAGTTCAGGCGTCCAGTTGTCGGTGTCTGCCGCGTCGGCAGAGGCTTGCGCCTTCGCGTTCGGCGTCAGTTTGTCGTCAACCCACGGGATGATGTCCTGAACAGCCGGAGACGTTCCCGGCTTTAGGCCCCGTTCGTTGATTTCAGCGTGAGGAGCCTCGTTGCGAATCTCGCCCTTCCAGCGATACGTTCGGTTGAAATCGTTCTCTTCCGTGCGGAAGCCTTGCTTCAGCGTCTTCCGCCACACACGGTCAGCGCCGAGAACAACGTCCTTGGCCTTGTCTTCACCGCTGTCGAGCATCCAGTTGCCTGCATCCTCCAGCCCTTCTCGGAGTCCGCGTCGGAGAGCGGGCTGAACGCGGTCGGCCTTCCGAACGTCAATGTCGAGGTCGATGTCACCACTCACGGTCACTCACCATCCTCGTCGTGGATGACAGGTTCAGCGAAGAACTCGACGTGAGTGTCGTAGGGTGTGTGCGACTTCACCTCGTACTCCTGACCATCGTAGACGATATGGTCTTCTTCAGCCGGAGGGTCCGGCTGGTTGTCCCCGATGGGAACCATGAAGACTGGACGGTCTTGGCCTCGGTCGCCGACGTTAGATTCGACCTGAGTGTTGCGGTTCGGGTACGTCTTCGCCGCCAAAACCGAGCGGTCGGGAGTGTAGTCGTCGGTCATGTTGCCGAACTCGTTCTGGCCCGTTTCGCCACGGGTTAGAACTTGGGCTTCACCGCCGCGTCGGTGAATTTGAGCGGCGATGCCAGTCGCCCCATACGTCATAGGTCGCTGGAGTCGATAGTGTCCCCACCAGAACCACCGGAGTTGTCGCCCGTGGAGAAACCATCAGGTTGGTAGTCGCGGTCGGTTCGGGCAGGAGAAGAAGCACGGATGATGTTGGACGACTTGATAGACTCAAGCGCCCCATCCGCCTGACGATACCACATCGTCACTTCATCGTCGTCCTTCGCCAGCAACGCGCCTTGGTCAACGGCTCCTGCTTGAAGGTCTTGGGCGTCGAGTTCGCCCGTCTGGACCTTCGAGAAGAGACACGTCCACCAGTACAGCGCGTCCTGCGCGGCGGCCTTATCGGGTTCGAACCAGACGAACTCCGGTTCGAGGGACTTCCGTACCCGGATATGACGTTTCGCGTTCCGATACGCTGTATCGAGGCCGTCGTTGGAGAGAACGTTGACCGACGTGTAGCCGGTCATTTCTCTCACTTCGCTCTTGAGTTCAGTTTCGTCAGAGAACATCTATGAATCAGACGGCCTCAGAGAGGCCCTTTACTTGACGTTCGTCGCCGTCACTTCAACGGCGGCGAGCGGGTCGGCCATGCGGCAACCGTAGTCGGCCTCGGCGTTCGCACCGAGCAGGTCGCCCGGCGAACGGACGAGCGCACCGTTCGGTCGGTTGACCTGAACGGGACGCTCTTCGAGGAACTTGACCGGCGACTCGTTCTCCGCCTGCGTGACGTAGAACTTCTCGCCAGCCATCCACGGCGACTCGACCAGCCGAACCCCGTCGATAACGATGTCGAGGTCCTGCGTGTCAGCCGAGCGCATATTGGTCGCCATCGGGATGTGGTACTGCGCGTCCCACGAAATCTCGTCCTTCAGACTGCGCTTGAAGGAGTTGGAGACGAGGCCCACGAACGGACCTTCCATCCCGTGATGGGTGAGGTGGCGCTTGGCCTCCTCGATGTGTTCGTGCGCTTCGTAGGCGGTGTCGTCAGTACCGTCGTTGTCGAACAGGTCGTCCGTCTGGTTGAAGACGTGGTTGTGACTGTTGTCGAACTGGTACTCGCCGTAGTCCTTGATGTCGTACCAAGCACCCGAACCGTCGATGATGCCGTTCTGGAGCGTGGAGTAGATGAGTTGCTCCTCGGTGTTCTTCGCACCGGAGAGCAGGCGGCGAAGTTTCCGCAGAATCTCCTCGCTGGAGGTCCGGCGGATGTACTTCTGCGTCATCCCGAGCGACTTGCTGTAAGTCGAACCCCGGATGGTCATCCACTTGCCGTCATCCTCCTCGTCGCGCATCGCACGGGGGGACTCGCCCTCGGAAATCTCATCCCAGTAGATGTCGTCCTGCTCGGCTTCTTGGTAGAAGGTCTGTTCAGTAACCGTCTCCGCGAACATCTCGCGGAACGGCTTCTCAGCGTCGTTGTAGCGGTCGAAAAGCCGACGAGCCATTTCGAGCAGGTCGTCGATGGGCTTTCCGTCAGCAGTATGAAGTTCGTGTCGGCGTGCCATTGTTGATTAAGAGTTGAAGTTAGTCAGGTAGAGTCTTTTACGCCAGAACCTCGTAGCCAGCCTCGACTTCGAGGAAGAGGCGGTCCTTCGAGACGTTCTGAGGGTTCACGCCATCGTCCATCGTGGTGCAGGCGACTCCGAGAACCTGCACAGCCTGACCGGACGTGGAGGGCTTCGTCTGCGTGAAGCCACCGCCGACATCGAGATACACCGGCTCACTCGGCGTGAAGTCGGTGTCGTCGTCGTCGTTGACCATCTCGATACCGGAACGAACGACAGTCGCGCGGTCGCCCGCGAGAGTGCGTTCCTCTCGGTAAATCTGCTCTTCCACGTCGTCCCAAGGGTGCTGGGTGACGTTCGAGAGGTCGGCAGGCATGACCTCGCGGGGGAAGAGAACGCCGATGGCCTGAATCGGGCCAGTTCCGGCGTCGTTTGCGTCAGCGGCGGCGTCGGCCCGCACCAGTTGGGGCGGGTCAACAGAGTTGTCGATGCCGACCGGGACGCCCTGATTCTCGCCCGTAACCTGCACGTTGTCGATGCCGGTACGGTTGAGAGGCTGTTCCTCGCCAGTTGCGATGTTGAAATCCGTCATTAGTATGTAGTAGAGACTTCAGTCGAGGTTGAGGCCCTGAATCCCGCTCAGTTCCTTCTCCACGAAGTCTTCTTGCTCGTCATCGAGGTCGGTGGGAGACTTCTGACCGAAGTCATCGAAGTCTTCGCCGCCATCCTCGCCGCCCTCGTCGCCGCCATCCTCGGCGGCCTGCTCGTCCACGAAGTCGCGCCAGTCCTGAAGTTCGGAGAACTCGGCATCCTCCAGCGAATCTTCAGTCAGCGGAACCTCATCGAAGGCTTCAGCGTCGGTGATGTCTTCGATAAGGCTCTCACGAGCATCCTCGAAGTCTTCGATAGTGGATTCGTCCACTTCGTCCAGCGCCTCAGCCGCCTTCTCGAACTCGGCGACGTTGGAATCCTGTGCAGTCTCGAACTCTCGGACAGTCTCTCGAAGTTCGTCTTCGGAGAAGTCGGAGAGGTCCCCTTCGTAGGAGACTTGGTTGAAATTGAGTTCCATGTTAGAATTGGATTGTGTCGGTGTCTACCGCGAAGTCTTCCGTCGCCGAGTTCTCGCCGGACTTATCGCCATCGTCCGCCGGGTCATCGAACTCGGCATCAGCATCCTCGATGGCTTCAGCGAAGGCCGCATTGACGCCGCCTTCATCATAGCCACCGGGGAAATTGACCGTCGAGAACTCACGGAACTTGCCGTCGCGCATCTCAGGCTCTCCCGCTTCGTTCATCACGGCCTCGTAGTTGCTCCCGAAGCCAAGCGACCCGTCGCGGATAGCAGGCGGGTCGTGGGTGTATCGGGCTATTGCTTCCTTGTGATTCTGAGACTCCGAGATGTTCGGAGTCCGAGTCATCAGGAAGAACTTCTCCAGCCGGTCGGAGAACCACTTTTCACGAACGTCACCGATTCTCGCCCACGAGTTCTTGTCTTCGTGGTCTTTCAGGTGCGGGGGCGGAGACGCATACTCCTTCCCGGCCACCTTATCGAGGAAGTCTTCGGTGATTCGGACGCCGTTTCGGTCTTCCGGCGGTCCCGGCTCCATCGCGGCGAAGATAACGTCAACGCTTTCGAGGTTGCCGTCATCGTCGTAGTTCTCACGAACGCCGTGTTCGTTGAAGCCTGTACCAACCCGTTCTTGGAACTCCGAGTGGCTGAAGTCGATGTCACCATCCGGGGTAGAGGCGCTAAAAGTCAGCGTCTCTTCGATGTTGAGTGTAGTTTCGGTCATGCGAACGGATTGATGCGGGAGATTTTGTCGGAAACCCACAGAACGACGCTCCCGAGGCCGACTGTCACGCCGTTGATGATGACGGTGTTCCGCCTCACCTTGCCCTGAAGGTCGTTGATGTCTCGCTGGTTCTGTTGAACGTCGTCGTTGATGTCTTCGAGAGAACCCTGTATCTGCCGAGTCCGCTCTGCGATTGCCCCTAACTGTGCGTTAGAACCTTGGATTTCCTCGTGGATGTCGTCAAGTTGTTCTGTTTCAGAATCGTCCATAGATTAGTCAGCCCTCATCCTCCGTGACAGATTTCTTGTTCCTGCCGTTGCTCGAATCGGCTCCGGTGTCTTGTCGAGAAGTGACTTCACCGCCAGCCGATTCAGCCCCGCCTTCGGTGTCGGTCGGACTGCCGCCCTCGGGGTTCTGGATGTCGTCGCCCAACTGAGAGAGGGCGCGAAGGTTGTCCAGATGTTCGCCTTCGTTCCAGAACGCCGGAACTTCATCGGGGTCGATGCCAGCCCGCTCCGCGAACGCTTCGGGTGTCAGCAGGCCGTTGTTGAAGAGGTTGAGAAGTTTGTCCAGTTCGAGGCGTTTCTCGGCTGAACTATGTTCCCCGAACTGGAACTCGGGGACGTTGACGCCGGGGTCTGTGTCCAGTCCGGCGCTCTCCGTCAGGAGAGACATGATGATTTGCGACTCCACCGCAGACTTCACGCGATTCTGGAGCCGGTCAACACGACGCTTGAAGGACGGCATCGTCGCCGTCGTCTCGCCCTGCCCGCCAATGTCCATGTTCATCAGGACACGCGGAACGCCAAGGCCGGTGACGACGCGGTTCTCGAAGTGTTCGAACGTCTCTTCGAGCCGCATCGCCCCAGCCGTCGAGGAGGTCGAGGTCGTGCCTACGATGTCCGTCTCCACGTCGTGCGGAGCCGCGAGCATCGTGTCAGGCTCAATCGACTGAACGTTGTCCATCCACGCCTGAACTTGGTCTTCGGTCCAGTTGTGGTCTTCATCGCCCAGTTTCCAGAGAATCGGAGGATACGCCTTCGTAGCGATGAAGCGGGCGTAGTCGATTTCCATGTCACGGAGCATATCGGCCTGCTCCGCGATGGGTTCGATAAGAGAGCGCCCGAAGTCGTCGGTCGGGTGCTTCTGGAACGTCAGTTCGGCGACCTCGTGAGGTGCGTACTTGATTCCATTAGAACCAGTACCACCACTACCACCGGAAGTACCGCCTTCCGGCGTCTGAAGTCGGTAGAACTTCAGATTGCCGAACTTGTCTTCCTTCCGCTCCATGCGCTTCGTGGGGAGAAGTTTGGGCTTGAACTGCCCCTCCTCGACCACGAGTTCCATGAAAGCGTGTCCGTCGATGGCCGCATAGCGAACCCAGTCCACGAACACCGTCCAGAAGTTAGACGTTTCGAGAAGCCGACTCAGCCGTTGGACTGTCGTCTCCTGACCTTCGGACGAGGGATTGCCCTCGGAAACATCTGTGTCCGGCTGGGCGGCGTCTGCGGCGTCTCCTGCCGCCTCTCCTTCGTCCGAGATGCCGGACTCCATCGGAGTCTCGTAACTCCGGGGAGCGAGGTTGAAGCCGTCACCGACAATCCAGTCGATGAGGGTCATCAGACCCTCCTTGACGTGAGGGTCGGTGTAGGCTATGTCACGATGCTCGTCTATGGTGGCTTCAGGCGCAGACGCCGCCCGTTCGCCGCCGACGGAACTTCCGCCGCCCGTGTCGCTCCGAATAACCCCCTTTTGGGAATCGGTATAGAAATCTGCATTGTCCCCATCGGGAGGGTCGGGCGCTACGAAGTTCTGTTCGGATTCAGCCATTATCGAGAGTGTCGTGAGTTGTAACGCCTGCTACGGCCCGTGTCTGGTTGTGTGCCTATTGCTACGTGGTCGTCGCCATCCGTTTCGCCGCGAGACTCGGAGTTCGTCCCGAGCATCGCTTCGAAACCGTCACCGCGAGAGCCTTCCGTGACATCAGGCTCTTCGTCTTGGTAGCCGGAGACGTTATCACGCTGAACAGGAGTCGTGTTCCGGTCAGCGTCGAAGTTCGGCGGGTACGCACCGAGGACGAGCGCCATTGCGAGGTCGTCCTTCCCGTTCGGGGCGTTGTCCTTGCCGGAGAACTTCGGCTTCGAAGTTCGGTGGTTCTTCTCCTTGACGATGGCCTTCAGTTGAGCCGCGATAAGGCCGTCGTCGCCCGGCACGAGGGTAACAAGGTCGTTGTGAAGGGCGTAGTTGAAGTCGCCCATCATCTCCGCGATTTTCTCCTTGTTGTCGAAGTCGAAGCCCTCGGCCCGACGGCCCAGCACCTTGTTGACTTCGTTGTTGAAGCCTTCGCCGACCCCGGTCTTGTCGAGGTAGACTTTATCGACTCCCATGTTGTCGGCGAGGAAGTCGATGTAGGCCGCCATGTCAGACGGATTCTCAGGCTTCCCACCCACACCGACCTTATCGAGGTCTTCCTCGTCCAGAACCGTGTGGAAGCGGAGAAGGCGGTCTTGCCCGTAGTGTTCGAAGACGGAAATCGCGGTGTCGTCCTTCCCACCAGCGGCGATGTCCACGCCCATCACCATCTTGCCGCCGAGTCGTGCGTGCGTGGCGGGATGGTGAACGTGACCGTCAGCCCGACCGCGCTCGACCGCCCGGTCGATGCCCTCCTCGGTAAAGAACCGATAGCGGTCGGAGACGGTCTTGCACAGGTACTCCTGCTTGAACCCCTCGGGGTCACGCTGGCGGGCCTTCTCGGCTTCCTCCATATTCTGATATGGATTGGCCGGTTCGACGCCCTGCTCGATGAGGGAACGCTCTACGTTGATTTCCTCGGCGTTCTTGAAGGACGGCTGTTCGATGGCGATGATGCCGTTATCGCCCTTCGGCGACCCGTTCTCCATGTCCTGCATGAAGAGGTCGTTCGAGGTGTTCGGCGTCGAAATCTGAATCGTGCTTGCGTCACCGAGGGCCGTGAACGGCCCGAAAGCGTTCATCGACTCCTGTTCATCTTCGAGGAACGCCATCTCGTCAATGAAGAGGATGTCAGCCGAGTCAGCACCACGCGAGGTGTCCGGGTTGCCCGCGAACGCCATCATCGTCGCGCCGTTCGGCAGTTCGATTTCGTCGGTGTTGTCAGTCGGACATCCCTCTCGGGTCAGATTGAGTTTCGACCACTTCAGCAGGTCGTAGATGTCATCAATCCGGTCCTTCGCCTGAGACTTCGACGGCCCTGTAATCGCAACGAAACTGTGCGGATTCAACAGGCAGTACGCCAAAATCGTCAGGCAGGCCACGAACGAGTACCCCGTTCGTCGGCCCTTAAGTACAGAAAGCGTCGAAGCGTCCCCGTACCACATCGCGTGGATAAACTGACGCTGATAGCCGGTCAGTTCGAGGTCTTCGACCGTCTTCGTGTTCAGGTCACGAACACGAAAAACATCCTCGATGAAGAGGTCTGGCCGACCGTCCCACCGTTCCCGAAGTGCATCCTCGTCGTTGAGGCCGCCTTCGGACTCGGCGATTGTTTCAGCCAGTTCTTCGTCCATTAGTTGAGTTCTACGAGGTCTTCCGCTGGCGCGTAAATCCAGCCGTCTCCGCTCCACTTCTCCAAGACCCCAGCTGGGTCGTCATCTTCGTCGGTCACGACGACCGCAATGACTTGCTCCGGCTCGTGGTGAACCTCCCCAGCCGACGCTCGTGAGAAAGCGGCGGGCTTATCGGGGTGGTCCATCCGTGAACTCAGTTACCCCGAGGACAGTCGTCGCGCTCGCAGGAAGCCTGCGAGAGCATCAGCCCCGCCTGAAGTCCAAGTACGAACTCAGGCGTCAGGTCTGTGTCAGCGTCACTCATCGAAAGTTAGGTTTTCCTCGAAGTCGGCGTCTTCCTCCTCGTCCTTGACGAGTTTGCCGTCTTCGGTGATGTCGAAGTCTGTCATCGTTGAATCAGTAGGGTGTCGGGGTCGTCGTGGTTGTCAGCCGGAACGGCGATTGCCGACGGCGGAATCGCTCGCTCGGGCTTGAAGTGATAGTGAAGGCCACCGACGTACCCGACCAGCGGGTCGCCGAACTGTGCTTCGAGAGAGTTGAACATCTCGAAGTCCATGATGGCCTCCTCGTCGTTGAGCGTGTGAACCTCAGCGCCGTGAACCAGTTCGTAGCCAGCGGAGAAGGGTTCAGTAACTATCTGCTCAGTCATCGAACTGCTCCGGGTCGTACTCCTCGTCGGAGTCGAGCGCGTCTTCGGCGACCCGAGTGATGCTGTCGTCCTTGTCTGCCTGAGATTCGAGCGTGTCCATCTTCTGTCGCTCCTTGGGAGTAAGTCCCAGTTCGCGCATCTGGTTCGTGACCTCAGACATCAGAAGTCGGTACTCCCGCGAAAGCGGATTCTCGACTTCCTTGTGGCCGACTTCGACCCCCTGCTCGTCAAACACGGGTTCCTGATGGACCTCGTGTTGGTCAATATAGTCTTCCTCGCGCATCGCGCGGACTTCGTTTACAGCGACACGTCGGAGAATCCGGTATCGTGCCGGGTCTTCCGAACGGTCGGGCCAGTCGTAGATTTCCGGCCAATCCTCCATGATAGAGTCATAGAGGCTCTGCTCTTCTTCGTTGAAGTCCATTTTTAGATGTTCGTCGTCAGCGTATGCGCCGTGCTTGATGCCAGCCGTCAGCGGGTTGTCAAGTCTGCTCGCGTCTCCTGTCTCTCCCACGCCGCCGTGGAACGGGCAGAAGTAACCGTAGGCGGCCTTATCGAAGCGGTGGCCGTCGTAGTCTTCCTTCTTCTTGGCCCGTCGTTGACAATAACGAACAGGGCCGTCGTAATCCTCGGGTTGCTTGCCGATTTCGTTCAGGCAATATGCTACCTCGAACGGGACACCGTGCTGTTGGTACAGCGGAGTGGAGAAATACTCCTTCTCCATTTCGGCGACTTCAGATTCATCTGCGCCGGTTACTTCGCCAAGCGCCATGAGTAGTATAGTTAACGTCGCCTGTTTACAGCGATAAGGTCGCTGTGGTGTACTGCGGTAAAGCGAAACGGCTTGTCCCCACGGAGACTTCCCCGCAGGGTGAACACAACCTTGCGTGACTGTCTATTATGCCACGCTCCTCACTACAATGAAAGGACAATAGTTTATATACCGTGGGGGGTGGGGTTACTCGTCTGCGCCCACCATGGTACGGAGAAGGTTGGCGGTCTGTTCGCTCGACTCGTCATCCAGTTGCTCCACTTCCCCGATGACATCCGCGATGACGGCTTCGTCGTGTTCTTCAGTCAACTCTTTCCCTGCTTCACGAAGTCGCTCTTCCAGTTCAGGCTCCATGAAGCCCAGTTACAGGGCTATCTATGTAATGCTTTCCACGATTTCGACTTCACCAGAGTTCTGAACCGTGATGTCGTAGCCTTCATGCTGGAACGTGACCCAAATCGGGCGGTTTTCCTCCGAAAGTAGCCGGTCGAGGGCGTCACAGTCCATGTTTTCGCCGAGAGGTCGCATTTGGTCGATTTCACAGCCCTTGATGACCGCGATAAGGCCCGCGAGCCGCACGGTCGGCGATTCGTCGCTCGAAATCTCCGAAGTCCACGTCGGAAAGGTTGTGTCGTCGCGCTTTTTCAGGTGGCGGTTCACGCTTGGGGTCTATCCCCGTCACGTATGACTCTTCGGGGTCGAAAATGGGCCAAAATGTCAGAATTTCCCAATCTGAAGTGAGCAGAGCGAATCCCCCCACCCCGATTTCGACCAAAATCTGACTGAGACGGCTCTGCAACGTGCGCTGGGTTACTAAAGTAATGCGCGTGCGCTCGGTCCAATGTACTAACCCCCCTCATCGGCCTCATCTGGCTCTCTACCTGCCATGTAGCCCCACAGTCATGTCCATCCATGCGGGTGCAACGCATGGTGTGAAATAATCGGCACGCGCCGGTTCACCCCACCCCCCTGAGTTCAGGCACTTCACACCATCAACGGGCCTGTTCTGCACATTTCCGGGGGTTCACCCCCCTTCACTTCATGTCAGACTTCAGAGTTTCAGCCCTGATGCCGGTCTTAGCGGCTCTTCTGCCTTCACAACAGACTGAAGTCACCGGAAATAACCCACTTCAGGGCAAATACCGCCTCTTTCCACCCCCCTGTCTTGGCCTCCATACAGGGGGGTTCATCAGCCTACCCTCAACCCTCTGAATCGAGGGTTTCGGGTTACTCTACCGCCGGTTCTCTCCTCAACTTCTGACGCGACATCTCCACCAATCCCACCGTCTCAGCCTCTCTCCTTGGGCTACACTCTACTTTTTGGTCAGCCTAACTCTCTCATCGGGGTGTTTGCACCGATAAGCCCCGTTCTTGCCGTTCTCGGCCTGCTCACCATGCTCTACTGCCTGTATTGCCCCTTGTATTCGTAGCCTATCACACCGTATTTTACCCATCTGAAGGTGTACCATGGTAAGGTGTCAGAATCGCCGGACTCGTGCGTGCAATCGAGATGCGACCCCCCTTCGTCAGGCCACCGGAACCTTTATGGTCTATCGGGATTGAGTGGAAACTGCAATGTCGAACCAGACTGCCGAAGCGAAGGTCGTTGCATCGAAGTTCGAAGAACTTGCCGAAGCCCTCGGTGCTGACATCGAAGATGTCAATGTCGAAGTCCAGCAGGACTTCGGGACGAAGACGCTTCATGGCAAAGCCATGAAGGAGGCGATGGAAGAGGACGCCACCGAAGGTGGCGACGAAGAGGAGAGCGTCACCGAAGGTGACGACGAACAGACTCCTACGGAGTCTGAGGACATCACCGAAGGTGATGATGACGACGAAGACACCATCGGAGATGGTGAGGTGGCCTGTCAATGCGGTGCTGTCTTCGACAGCAAACAGAGTCTCTACGGTCATTCATCACATTGTGATGAATACGAATCAGTCACCGAAGGTGACGACGAAGAGTCCTCCACCGAAGGTGGAGAAGAGCAGGAGTCCACCATCGAAGATGGTGAGAACGACACTATCTCCGATAGTGAACTGGTCGAGATGGGAGTGAAGGAGTCTAACATCGAAGATGTTAGGAAGTACCGTTCGAAGAACGGTGTCTGCTCCGAAGAAAACTGCCCCTACGGGGCAAATGACGGCGAAGAGTTCTGTGCTTCCCATCAGGGAAGCAGTAGTTCGAAGTCGAAGACTTCGAAGAAGTCGTCTTCGAAGAAGACGAAGAAGGTGTCTGACCTGACCGAAGGTCAGATGGCGATGGTTCAGAACCTCATCGAAGATGAGGGGAAGAGCCTCGAAGAGGCTGTCAGCATGGTCTAAATCCCTTCGGGATTTAAAGACTCAAAGTCGTAGACTTTGAGAGTTATCACATAGTGATACCGATGCCGATGACCATCATCGAAGATGACGGCAAGGCTTCGGCTTCGAAGAAGCCGGGACACAACCTACAATGACCGACGAAGCCAACATCGAAGATGTTGAACAGAGCGAAAACAACGAAGTCCGAAGCCTCACCGAAGAGCCACCTTCAAGCCTCGAAGAGGCTGGGTTCGAAGGGTTCGGCATCGGAGATGCCGACACCGCCGAAGGTCAGGCTCGAAGAGCAGAGGAAGCCCACTTCGGAGAAGTGGAGGAAGACACCGATAAGGTCGCTGATGTAATCAGCGATTTAGAAGAGCAGGTCGAAGACCTTCCCCCTCTGCCAACGGCAGAGGAAGCCGAGATGGGTGAACTCTGCCGAGTTCCCTCCGAAGGACAGTTCCAGTTCTGTGAACTGGTCGATAACGACACTCCGACCCTTATCGGAGCCTTCGAAGAGTTCGATACCCCGAAGGGGGCCTCTGACCAAGAGGTCAGAGAGGCAGTCGAAGCCATCGAGGAGGACATCTAAGATGTCCTTCGAACTACGAAGCGAACTCGAAGAGTTCGAGAGGGTCACTCTGGAAGAGTGGAGAGCCACCGTCGAAGAGACAGAGGGTGAAACCCTCTGCCGAGTCGGGAACCAAGTTCGTTACGAACTTCTCGATGGGGCTGATAAGCCCCAAGATGTCGAAGACCGGGGCTACTTCGAAGAAGATTACCGGGGAGTTCTCTTCATCCTCGAAGCCCTCCAAGACCCTACTTGGGAAACGGTGATGATGGCATCTTCGATGCATTGTGGTGGAACCTACTCCGAAGATGCCTTCCAGAAGGCCGTCACCGACTTCGGAGGTCGGCAATGAACGACTCCGAAGGAGTCGGAGCCGAAGGGTACTACGCCGAAGTCGCCCCGAAGGTGTCATCCGAAGGATGGGACAACATCGCCGCTTCCAACCTGTTAGGTTGGGGCTGGGAAACTCCGGTAGGGATAGTCCCTATGGGACTGATGGAACCAAACGAAGTCTTAGACTTCCTCGAAGAGGCTACGAAGCCTTGGCCGAAGGACGACCCCCGAAGGGGGGAAGGCCGATGAAACTCGAACAACAGTTCGAGTTAGACAGAGATGCTTCGAACTACGAGGCTTCGACCCATCTCATCCAAAGGATGAGGGAGAGGGAGATGCTGGAGGGTGATGTCGTTACCGACATCATCGAAGGGGGCGACATCGTAGATGTCGATAGCAACGAAGGAGGCTCCGACCGATGCATCACCCTTCGGGGTGATTGGCTCTTCAGCACCTTCGAGGTGAAGGTCTGTCCGAAGGACAAGGTGGTTCAAACAGCCTACGAAGTAGAAGCCTGATTTCGTATCCCGAAGGACTCTGGCCCCTCACTCCAACCCTTTACAGGGTTGGGGTGGGGGGCTTTTTTTTTTCGCGCCCGCCGCTCGCGCCCCGGCTCTTTCTGCACGCGCCGTTAACGTCGCGCGATTAACCCCGCGCGATTAATTCGCACGCTTTTAAAAGCCGAAGGCTTCGCCCGAGCGATAAAGCCGAAGGCTTCGCGCGAATTGGAATTGGCGAGCGATGCGTGAATTAACACGCGCGAGCGAACCGCTAAGGGTTATGTTTCCCTTCCGAAGGGAATCGGGCGGGGGTTACACCGATAAGGCCCAGCAGAGGTTAACGAAGAGAGGCTACCCTTTAACCCCGAAGGGAACCCTTTGGTTTAACGCGGGCGCGAAGAGGAGCCAATCGCCGTTATTAGTCGGTAATACCACCGATTTATCCCTCTGCGGGCGGCAAATCTTACCGTCACCAAAAGCAAATAGCGGTCTATTTTGCTCAAGTCGGCAAAACAGCAGTCTCCAGCCTTGAGTCGTCGTTTCTCTGGACAGTTCTTTATACCACAATACTCTTTTTCGTATCGAGATTTTTCCCGGAAATTTAGTATATCATCATCTTTTCTATTCATCTCTAATCGTCGGTTTTCGACAGTCTGACGGTGTTCTACTGCCGGTTCTCTATATCGTCCTGACATCGACAGGTTTATGTGGTGTCGGGGCTGAGTGTATGACAGGTTCGCTCGGCAGGCTCGCTCGGGGCACACACCCCCACGCGGTTATGGTGTGTCTCCCGGCGACTCTCCTTCCCCGCGTTTATTAAAGGGGGAGGAGGGGGCCTTTGGGGGCTTTAACAGCCCTCGCACGATGCAATCTGCACCCTTAAGGGAGTTCCCCTTAAGGGGGCAGGCAAATGGATGCCCCTCGGTAGGTTAGGCCCTTAAGGCAAACCCGTAAGGGGGGATAAGAACGGGACGGTTAAAGTGCGCCTCTCTTACGAGAGGATGTGTCAGTAGCCGCCGAATACCTAAAGGCGAAGTCGGGGGAGTTCCCCCCGAAGCCCCTTCGCCAAGTTCGACCCGAAACCCTTCGTGTTTGTTAATCAATGTCGCGGTCTTCGGAAGAAGTCGCACCGAGGCGAGTTCACCCTTAAGGGGTGAGCATCGACCCGATGACGGAAGGTGACATCCGCTTAGGGAGTTCCCCTAATGATGCTAAGGACATCGCGGGATTACAGGACGGCAGTCCTGAACGCCCCATTAAGTACCTTCGGAGTCAGTACGTGAAACTCTTCGAGTGAATCGGATGGCTTCGGTCAGGCATCGCCAGCCACCCTTCCACCGAAAAGGGTGGCGGTAGAAAGGCAACGAGCCGGAACCGAAGTGATGATTCAGGGGGTTCACACCCTTCGACCCCTTGAAAGTCCACGAAGACCGAACGACTCAGGAGGGTCACGATGACACCGTGACAGAGCCAAAGACAGCCACGGAAAACCGGACGTTGAAGCCTTCGACAAAGGCCCCGAGAGGGGTTCCGGTCGAAGAGGGAGTTACGGGTAATGAGTTCCTAAGACAAATGGCGTAACGGGGTTTCAGGTCGAAGAGTTCCTTCGACCAGCGTTGTAAGGAGCGATGCGGCCTTCGCCTTCGAAGCAAAGAAGGCTGACGAGGAAGTCGAGAGACAACTTCCAACCCTTAAGGCGATGAAGTCACGCAACCTGATGCCAAGAGATAGCCTCTCCGGTTAGGGTCGAAGGGGAATTTATACGCCCTTCGACCCCCGGACTCGACCCTTCCCTTCGAGTAACAACAGGGAACGAGAGCCGCTTCCTCGTTAACGAGGCGGGACACAACCCAACGATGTCATTCGACTTCGCCGTTAACGACTCGACCAGCACCGACACTACGACCACCGAAGACACCGAAGTCAGCCCGGACTTCGAGAGCAACGAGGTCGCTGAGATTTACATCTCGGCGGGTGATTGGAAGGCAACCCTCGGAGCGATGCTCGAAGCCCTCGACCTCGAAACTCTGAAGATTTACTCCGACGACACCCTCGAAGATGTCAGTCGGCTTCTTGGGGAGTACAGCGAAGCCCATCCCCAGCAGAAACTTCATATGGTGGCTTCGCTCCTGAAGTCCACCGCCGGGAAGATGCAAAGGGACAACGACCACGCCATCGGCTTTTCCGATGGCAAAGCCCCCGAAGAACACTTCGAGGAGAGCGTTAGTTACGCTCTCTACTTCGCCGACCTTCCCAGCATCACTTGGGACGACCTCGATGGTGGGGAACGTGAAAGCCTCGAAGAGATGGGCATCGACCCTTCGGAACTCGGCTTCGACACCACCTACGGTGGGCCAAAGATTCTGACCATCAACGGCCAGCGGCTTCCCATCGCCGTCGAAGAGGGCAACGAAGTGATGGAAGCCCTCGAACTGCTTCAGCAGATTCCCGACGAGCCTTCGGCTTGGACGGAAGACGGTCTTCGGGAGAGTTCCGACCCTTCGGTCTTCGGTGATGCTGACACCGATAAGGTCGCCGAGGAAGACGACGAAGAGGTCGAAGAGGTTGACACCGACGAGGTGAACCTCGCGGCGAACCCCGAAGCCATCAAGAGTTTCAACGTCGGTGAGATTCGAAGCGGTGTCACCGACATCACCAACCTTCGAGCCATCCAGACGATGCTTCGAGTCGAAAGCGACTCGGAGAACCCCCGAAGTTCGGCCATCCAGCGACTCAAAGAGCGACGGAACGCTCTTCGAGGCGATGGTGACGACGACGAAGCCGACGAAACCGACACCGAAGCCGACGAAGAGGCATCTGACGACGACAGCGAAGATTCCGTCGAAGCCGTCGAAGGGCTGTCGGACAGCGAGATGAACCTCGCTTCGACCCTCATCGAGACGGGGAAGGCCGACGACCTCGAAGATGCCGCCAAGCAGATTCGTTCCCTTTAGAGGGCAAAGACTCGAAGCGTTTGAAGTGAAGTCTTAGCCCGGCGGGTTTTCGACCCCTTCGGTTCACGACCGACCGGCTAACTTGCGGTGAAGTGAAATGACAGGCTACGACACCAACGAAGGCTACCGAGTGGAACCGCTCGATAATCGAGACGACGAAGACCCTGAATACACCATCGACCCGATGTTTTCAGGAACCCACGCCGATGGTGGCGAGCATCGAAGGCTTCGCCACAAAGAGGTCGAGCCGGTCGTGAAGACTCCAGCAGAGCGAGCCGTCTTCGACCCCACCGAACCCCGAAGCCCCGAACAGTTCGTGAAGGAGGAGATGGTATGACGACCTTCGAGGAAGCCATCAGCGACGAAGAGGTCGAAGACGTAGAGAAAGCGAAGCGAGACGCGAAGCGAAGCAAGACGAAGTACGGCGACCTTCTCCCCGACGAAGACACACAAAGTGAGGGCAACGATGAGTAACTCCGAAGACCCCACGAACAACGGCGATTTCTGGAAGTACGAGATAGACACGGCTCAAAGAGCCGGGACGACAGGCCAGACTCTCGAACGACGCCACGGCGCGGTTTCCGAACCGGAGCCGACTGACGGTGATAAGCCGAACGACCAACACGAAGCGGAAGCAGAACCGGCCTTCGACCGAGACGGAATCCCTTCGGGTATCTAACAATGAGTGACATCATCTTCGGCGAAACCGACAGCCACGACCGACTTCTCGGCCTTATCGGAGCGATGAAGGATGGGATGGTCGCCACCTTCGAACACGATGGGGTCTTCGTTCACGTCGAAGGCAACTCGGTGGGGGTAAGCCCCACCGGGCCACCCCAAGACATCCGAGGCGGGCGGCATCTCCTGAAAGGAGCAGACATCAACGACCTCGCCGATTGGGTCGAAGCGAAGGCAGACTACTACGGAGCAAACTGATGTTCGACAAAGACACCCTCGAAGAAGCCCGACACGAACTGTGCGAACCGATGGCAGATGGCGGTCTTCCCCGCTATCTGACCGAAGACATCGAGAGCGACGAGTGGGAACACTACGGTTCCCGAGTCACCTACGAAATCCCCGGAACGATGGCGTGGGATGTG